AAGAAATAGGGCTTCCACCTGGGAAGCCCTTTCTTTTTATAGTTCGGCTGTATGTAGGGTACAGCACGATGAATCTGTTAGAGGCGCAATAGTGACAGATTTGATTATCAATTCCTATTTTGTTCTAAGGATAAAACCTTAGGTTGTGATCATCCGCACAATCCCTTAGTAACGCCAGCGGTCATAACGCTGATATTTCGGCACTTTTGGTGCTTTAATCGCCTTAATAACCCACACCACCGCAATCGCCAGTAGTAACCACGGCAGCAACTTAATCATCAATGCCAGCATACCGCCGAGGAACATAATGGCCGTCGCCACAACCAGCGCGGCGATAATGCCCAGCAACGAAACGCCGGTGACCATCAGCATGACAAAAAAGCCAATCACAAAAAGTAGTTCCAGCATGATGCTCTCCCAAATATGAAATCTCTTGCTGGCATTACAAGAATCATGCCAAAAATAATCTATTGATTTAACAGCAAAACGCCCCGCGACGGTGCGCAGGGCGTGGTGAATTTGACTACTTTTTGGTGAAAAGTTAACGCTTATCCGCCACCAGTTTGAGCGCGTGTTCCAGCACATTAATGTCTGCACCCGCTTTATGGGCATTTTCACTTAAATAACGCCGCCACTGCCGCGCGCCAGGAATACCCTGGAACAAGCCCAACATATGCCGGGTAATATGGCCGAGATACGTCCCCTGGCTGAGTTCACGCTCAATGTACGGATACATGGCGCGCACTACCGCCACCGGATCGGCATCGGTATCCGAGGAACCAAAGATCTCCCGGTCTACTGCCGCCAGAATACCCGGATTCTGATACGCCTCGCGCCCGACCATCACGCCATCCATATGTTGCAGGTGTGCTTTGGCCTCTTCCAGCGACTTGATACCACCGTTAATCGACATTGTCAGATGCGGAAAGTCACGCTTCAGTTGATACACACGCGGATAATCGAGCGGCGGGATTTCACGGTTTTCTTTCGGGCTTAACCCCGAAAGCCAGGCTTTACGTGCGTGGATGATAAACATCTCACACTCGCCTTTGCCGGAAACAGTGTTGATGAAATCGCAGAGAAATTCATAGCTGTCCTGGTCATCGATGCCAATACGCGTTTTCACCGTCACTGGAATCGACACCACATCGCGCATCGCTTTCACACAGTCGGCAACCAGCTGCGCATTACCCATCAGACACGCACCAAACATGCCGTTCTGCACCCGGTCAGACGGGCAGCCGACATTCAGGTTGATCTCATCATATCCACGCGCTTCTGCCAGCTTCGCACACTGTGCCAGCGCCGCCGGATCGCTACCGCCGAGTTGCAACGCTACCGGATGTTCTTCTTCACTGTACGCCAGGTAATCACCTTTACCGTGAATAATCGCCCCTGTGGTCACCATTTCGGTATACAGCAACGTATTGCGGGAAAGCAGACGCAAGAAATAGCGGCAATGTCTGTCCGTCCAGTCGAGCATAGGAGCAATGCTAAACCGAGAACTCCAGTAAGCGCCAGTTTTTTCAGGCATCACGCTGGTTTGATTAGTTTTCTGTGTTTCAGGATTATCGTGCATTTTTGAACATTTCAGGCTATTTTTCTCGCGTTAGGTTCCCGCACAGGTTCCCACGCTTTATGGGAACCCGAAATAACGAGGTCGTGTAATGGCGTACTATAACATAGAGAAACGACTAAAATCCGATGGCACACCACGCTATCGCTGTAATGTGATTATCAAAGAAAAAGGTGTTATCACTTACAGGGAAAGCAAAACATTCCCTAAACATGCTCATGCCAAAACATGGGGCGCACAGAAAGTGATGGAATTAGATCTATATGGCATTCCATCATCAAATGCTGTTGACGGACTTACAGTCCGTGACTTACTACACAAATATTTAAATGACCCAAATGCCGGAGGTAAAGCAGGCCGTACTAAAAGATATGTGCTGGAACTGCTTATGGATAGTGACATCTCCGCGATCAAACTATCTGAACTGACAGAAAATGACGTAATTGAACATTGCAGGCTAAGAAACAACGCTGGTGCAGGCCCAGCAACAGTCAGCCACGATGTTAGTTATCTTGGCAGTGTTCTGGATGCGGCAAAACCTGTATACGGAATCAATTACACATCAAACCCGGCGAAAAGCGCTCGTCCATATCTACTTAAACTCGGTTTGATTGGTAAATCAAACCGTCGTAATCGTAGACCAGCATCTGATGAACTGAACATGCTCATTGAAGGCCTTCAACAACGATCTACTCATAAATGCTCAAAAATTCCGTTCGTTGATATCCTCAAATTTTCTGTGTGGTCCTGTATGCGAATCGGAGAAGTATGCCGGTTACGATGGGAAGATCTCGACCAGGAACAAAAATCTATACTAGTAAGAGACAGGAAAGATCCACGTAAAAAGGAAGGCAACCATATGAAAGTTGCCTTGCTTGGGGAAGCCTGGGATATCGTCCAGCGACAACCCAAAAAATCAGAATTCATTTTTCCATATAACAGCACTTCTGTTACCGCAGGATTTCAGAGGGTAAGAAGCAAATTAGGTATTAAAGATCTGAGATACCATGATTTGCGTAGAGAAGGGGCAAGTCGCTTATTTGAGGCTGGTTTTAGTATTGAGGAAGTCGCTCAGGTTACAGGGCATCGTTCATTAAACGTGCTATGGCAGGTATATACCGAACTGTATCCGAAATCTTTACATAATCGTTTTGAAGAACTCCAAAGGAGCAGAAATAAGACCTCTTGACACTGTTTATCCATACAGTTAAAAATAATACTGTATACAAATACAGTGTAGGGGACTTTTATGCGTATTGAAATCTGCATAGCCAAAGAAAAAATGACTAAAATGCCAACCGGTGCTGTGGATGCGTTAAAGGAAGAATTAACCCGACGCATCAGTAAACGTTATGACGATGTAGAAGTGATCGTAAAAGCCACCAGCAACGATGGCCTTTCTGTTACGCGCACCGCTGATAAAGATTCAGCTAAAACTTTTGTTCAGGAGACTCTGAAAGATACCTGGGAGTCTGCTGACGAGTGGTTTGTTCATTAAGTTCATCATCTCTGGACACCATTCACTTGTATTGACTTTAAGATCATTAAATTGTAATAATTCAAAGGGATGGGGCAGGTTTTTCCTCTTGCGCATGCAAGGGCGGCTCTGATAATGAACAGTAATATTTTACTGTTGAGCTTATGCTCACTGATCCTGCCGGGCAGGATGTTCAACGGTTCCAATATATCCTGCCCCTTCCGCTTTTAAAAAGGATCTTTTATGCATGACAATATTTGGTTTACATATAAAGCACGTATCCAAGCGCACCATCGACTAGAATGGCTTGAAAAACACTCTCAATTTATCCTCGTTTGGTATGCTATATTGAGTGCGGTACTTTCAATTGTAACGTTGCGATTTCCAAAGGTTCTAGGAGATAATACAGATGTCGTTGCGGCGATACTTTCAGTGGCTCTACTGGGTATTTCTCTGATCGTATCTAACCTAGATTTTCGTGGTCGAGCAATAGCCATGAGAAGGAATTATATTGCACTACAGCGACTCTATTTTGACATTACCACCAGTCAACAGTTATCTCTTGAACAGAAAGAAAAATATTTTAATTTGCTCAATGAGGTTGAGAATCACCGTGACATAGATGATAAAATTTCAAGGGTAACTCAAGTTGGACTTAAGACGAGGATCCCCACACAAAAAGAAAAAATAATTGTTATTTTATGGATATTACTTCGAATATTTATTACTGCCGCACTTTATATACTCCCATTAATATATCTTTGGATTGACTATGACTGCAAGCAGAATTTTTAAAAAGTCATTCTCGAAAAAAAATCTTCTAAAAGTATACTCTGAAAAAATCAAAGAATCAGGAGCGATTGGCATAGATCGGATTCGCCCATCAAAACTTGATTTGACAATAAAAAATGAGATCACTTTCATTTTTGAAAAGGTTAATTCTGGCAATTACAAATTTACAGCATATAAAGAAAAATTAATATCTAAAGGCGCTAACTCTACACCCAGACAGATTTCCATACCAACTGCTAGGGACAGAATTACTCTTAGAGCTCTCTGTGAATGCCTTACGGAAATATATCCTAAGTCCAGATTAAAACTACCACATACAGTAATTGACTCATTGAAAGAAGCATTAAACAACAGTCTATATGCTGAATATGCAAAAATAGATCTTAAAAGTTTCTATCCTTCAATTGAACATAAATTGATAATTAATGCAATAAAAAATAAAATTAGAAAAAAAGAAATTAGACAGTTAATAACATCATCATTAATCGTGCCTACTGTAAGTGGAACCACAGGAAGCAAAGGTATCCCTAATAATACCAGAGGAGTACCTCAGGGATTAGCGATATCAAACATTTTAGCTGAAATATCACTATCTAATTTCGATGATGAAATCAATAAAATGCATGACATATGGTACATGCGATACGTTGATGACATTCTTATTTTAACACCAAAATATCAAGCAACAAAAATAGCTTCTCATATCATTGATAAGCTTCAATCATTAAATTTAAACCCACATCCATTAAATGAAGAGAACTCAAAATCCAAAGTAGGCAGCTTGGATGAAAGTTTCAACTTTTTGGGCTACCACATAAAAAATCGAGAATTATTGATAAAACATGAGAGCATTCTTAGATTTGAGTCATCCTTAGCAAAAATTTTTACTGCATATAGACACGCTCTACTACAAGCTAAAAATAAGCGCGATAAAGAACGAGCTGTTGCATATTGTCAGTGGAAACTAAATCTTAGAATTACGGGATGTGTGTTTGAAGGTAAACGATTGGGATGGGTATCGTACTTCTCACAAATAACGTCAACAGCTCAACTTCGAGCTGTTAATCATACGATCAATAATCTTATCCGCCGATTCGGCCTTTCATCAGAAATAAAACCAAAGTCTTTGATTAAAACTTTCTATGAACTCCGCAGGGGTAGAGCGGAGACTTTTAAATACATACCTAACTTTGACAATCTACATATATCTCAGAAACGAGAAATTGTTTCTATGTGGATAGGGAAAGAGAATGAAAAAAAACTTAGCAATAGTGAAATAGAGAGAAAATTTAAATTTAAAATTGCGAAATCAGTAAAAGAGCTTGAAGAGGACATTTCAGGGATATCATAGATATGTAATCCATTAAATCCTTTATATATAAAGCAATAAACACACTATTTAAATTCACAAATCAGCCGCAGTATCCTGCCATGACAAGTTGCTGCGGCATATCACAAAACGATTACTCCATAACAGGGACCGCAGGCCACTCAATATCAGGTGCAGTTGATGTATCAACACGGTTCAGCAACACCCGATACTTCTTCCAGGCTTCCAGCAACGAGTTTTCTTCCTCCGTTGCGATCTCCAGATCTACAGCATCCTGAAGTGGCGCTATATGCTCACTGGCTACCTGCATCAGGCTGTTTTTTGTTTCTTCCGCCTCCCGGATCCGGAACAGTTTTTCTGCTTCCGTATCCTTCACCCAGGCTGTGCCGTTCCACTTCTGAAACTCCCCTTCCGGGGATAACCAGGTAACATTTTCCGGTAACGGACCGAGTTCAGAAATAAATAACGCGTCCCCTGACGCTACGTCATAAACCGTTTTACCCCGATGGTCTTCAACGAGATGCCACGATGCCTCATCACTGTTGAAAACAGCCACAAAGCCAGCCGGAATATCTGGCGGTGCAATATAGGTACTGTTTGCTGGCAGACCTGTATGAGGCGGAATATATGCGTCACCTTCACCAATAAATTCATTAGTTCCGGTCAGCAGATTATAAATTTTTATGGTCCGTGGTTGTTCACTCATTCTGAATGCCATTATGCAAGCCTCACAATATAGTTAAATGCGATGTTTTTGACGGTGTTTTCCGCGTTACCCGCAGCGTTAACGGTGATGGTATGTCCATGTGAACCAATCGCAACGGAGTGCGTATGAGCACCAATACCGACAGTATGCGCGTGTGCACCTGCAGATGCTGCTGTGCCGGACAGTGAGTGGCTATGATTACCATCTGTACTGGTATTCGCTAACCACCCCGTAGACATACCTACTGAGCCTTGTACACCCCAGGTATTTTGACCTGAGCTTGTATAACCATATTGATAAGTATCTTTAAAAACACTGGGGTTAAATCGACGGCCATCTCTATGGCTGTGATTACCAGCTGCATTCGTGCTGCCACTTAAACTATGGGTATGCGCACCAGTGTTATTCGTGGATTTAGTGCCGTAATCAAACGACGATGTGGTTTTCGTCCCCAAATCAGTACTGGATGCGCTGGCGCTGTGGGTATGCGATTTTATGCCGTCCTGTTCCTGAGACAATACGGCACGACCACTGGCGGGCTTGCCCTTAATCGTCCAGCCACGCATATCAGGGATCACGCCTGACGGATAAGCGGCTGCAAGTTTCGGGTAGGCAGATTTGTCAAAAGTCTGCCCCTGCATCAGGGCATAACCAGACGGAACGGTATCTGATGGCCACGGGATTGGTGCGCCGACTGGGTAGCTTTCTGGTGGAAGATTTTTCGAGGTATAAACTTCTGCCCAGTCTTCCTCAAAACCATAACCGTCTCTTGAAGAACGGTAGAACAGACCACCATTTCTGTAATGCGCCTTCATCTGCAAGGTCCGGCAACTTCCGACTCCGGTATAGAAGTTAACCAGAATATAGCTGTCGCCAGAGCGGGTGACATTATAAGCGCCTGATTCGGCATTCCAGGGAACGCCACCATCCGCATCGGCATATGTATCCGTTGCCCTTCTGGCAAAAGCAGCCACATGCGCGGCGGTTAAAGTAATATCTTTGGAACCATCAAACTCAACACCAGAAACCCGTCTTGGCGTTTGCAGCTTTGTTGCTGTTAATGCATTACCGTTCAGACTTGCGGACAGTTTGGTTCCAATAACCAGTTCGCCGGTTGCGTTATCAATAGCAAACGGTCTTAATGTATTCCATCCACCATAAACATCACCTTGATTGGTAAGCAGCAGGTAAGTTTTAGCGCCATCATTACGCCATAATGCCCCATACTCCCCACCTATCATTCGAATCTGATTACCACCACGCGCTACAATTTCGTCTGTGGCAAAAAGTTTTTTGCACGACAAGTTATCGTTAACGATTAACGAATGAGACTCATAAAAACCACGCCCACTCTTAAAATCAAGGATAACGTCCGCCGCGATACATTCAGTCGCTGGATTTGTTGCCCCAAACTTATAGGTCGTATCATTAACAACGAGATCAGCACCAGGTGCGGATATTGACAGGCCATCTTCGATAAACGCAAAAACAGGGAAAGCAGCGCCATCAACATAGAACACAGAGCGCAAATCATCGCCCTTATTACTCATCATTATTGAGTGGATGGCTCGTTCATTGTTTTGATATTGCCAGAACATTCCATAAGCATAACGCCCCCTGTCAGTCCAGCCACCAGGCATAACAAATCCGTTAAACTCGCAGTTATTCATCGGATCGCCTGCGGTTCGCGTTGCCGTGGTGATAATGACCCTTGATGCCAGTTCGCTTACTGAGCCAGCAGAACGCATAACAACAACAGGGTAATATTTTCCAGATGTTGCACCTGCAGGAGCGTTAACCCGCACATAACGCATACCACGCTTATCAGCAAAGTCTGTTTTACTGACCGCGTTAATGTTGTTCAGGAAGCGTCCCTTATCGGGTATATCAGCGCCGTTCTGGTCTTTCTGCAGACGTTTCTCTGCATTGTCATAGGCTGATTTTACTGCCTTTGGCGTTGCCGCCAGCGTTTCAGACGTACTGTTGGTCGCACTGCTGAGCTGTACTATCCCCTTTTTCGTCGTACTTGCATCCTCAAGCGCCACGGCGGATGCAATATCCTCTGCCCGTTTTGCCGCTGTCTCGGCGCGCGTTGCCGCGGATTCCGCCGTACTTTTGCTCTGTGCTGCCGCCGTCGCACTGCCAGCTGCCTCTGTCGCCTTCGTGGATGCTGTCGTGGCGCTGCCCTTCGCTGCGGACGCTTGTCTGGTCGCCTCATCTTTTGAAGCAGACGCCGATGATGCCGATGACGCCGCCGAACTGGCGGACGATGCGGCAGCCGTTTTTGAGGATTCTGCGCTGGTTTCCGACGCTTTCGCGTTCGTCTCGGATGTCTTCGCTGCGGAAGCAGACCTTGCTGCTGCGCTGGCCTGTTCAGTGGCTTCGCCAGCCTTCGTTGTGGCTGTTGAAGCAGACGATGCGGCACTTTCTGCCGATTTTCCGGCGGCGGTGGCACTGGCTGAGGCCTGCCCGGCACTTGTTGACGCGGCACTGGCAGACGACGCAGCCGCTGTTTTTGAGCCTGCCGCAGCCGAGGCGCTCTGTCCCGCTGCCGTTTCAGAAGACCTGGCGTTTGTCTCAGACGTCTTTGCCGCCTTCGCGGAATTGCCTGCCGCCGTTGCCGAGGAAGCGGCACTACTGGCGCTTGATGATGCGTTCGTTTCTGATGATTTCGCTGCCTCTTTTGAGGCCGCCGCATCCCGGGCTGAGGTGGCTGCTTCTGACGCCTTCGTGGTCGCGGCGGATGCAGAAGTGGCTGCTGATTGTTGTGACGCTGCCGCATTCGTTTCTGACGTTTTCGCCGCACCGGCACTGGTAGCTGCCGCGCTTTTTGAGGACTCTGCAGCAGCAGCACTTTTCGATGCTTCACTGGCCTTTGTTGATGCCGTTCCTGCGCTGGAAGATGCTGACTGAGCCGACGACGCGGCCTGTCCGGCTGACGTGCTGGCTGCGCGTGCTGAGCCTGCAGCATCAGTCGCATGGGTTGCCGCCTCACGGGCTGATGTGCTGGCATCGCTGGCTGACTTCTTCGCGGCTGCCGTGTTCTGTGCCACCGCGGACGCGTTACGCGCCACCTCTTCCACCATCAGTTCAAAACGGCGCAGTGCCTCAGGACGGGCATCATCCTCCGTCATGGCACCGAGAAAATCATTCAGCGTACCGGGTCGGGAATCTTCATACACGGTGATGGTCCCGGCATGTGACGGCGGGAATCCTTCCACCAACAGAATAACGCTGTACTGACCGTACTCAACGTCCATGCTGTAACGCCCGGCTTCATCCGGATTTTCTGAGGCCAGCGTGTTCACCACCACCGTGGTGCTGTTACGTTTTGCTTTCAGCTGGATTGTGCAGTTCTGTACCGGTTTTCCTGTGCCGTCTTTCAGTACACCTGAAATCTTTACTGCCATATTCACCCCACAAAAAAGCCCGCCTGAACCGGCGGGCTGTCATAACACTGTGTTACCTGGCTAATCAGAATTTATAACCGACACCCACGATGAAACCGTCAGTGCGCCAGTCGCCACTGCCGGAGCCTTCATAAGCAATATCAATGGCCACGGATTCGGTCGGGTTAAACTGCACGCCAGCTCCCCACGCCAGAGACGTGTTGCTGTGGCGACCGTCATCACTTCCGGTCAGCACATCGTGCGTTTTCCCCTTGTTGTCAGTTACGCGGAGATAATCCCCGGAGAAAGTCGACACACGGCTGTAAGCCACACCCGCCATCGCATACGCGCTGAACCATTCATTCACGCGCACAGACGGCCCCGCCATTACGCTGAACCAGCGGTTACGAACGGAATCTTCATGCCAGCGGGTATCGCTGTAACGGGTCAGCTGGCGATTCTTGTCTCCTGCATAGCTGAATGACGTCACCAGCCCCAGTGTGTCCGTAAACTCATAACGGTATTTCACGTTAATCCCGTTCAGATCATCACTGCCGGGGACGTTCGTCGAGGCATGAAGATACCCCGCGCTCAGCGTGGACTGATGTTCAGACGCCCATGCAGGCGCACCGGATACGGCCAGACAAATGGCTGCGGACAAAATTGCTGCACAAACTTTACGCATAATTACCTCTCGCTTTTCTGCAATAAAAAAGGCGTCATTCCTGACGCCCTTTATTGGGGTTATAAATATTTCAACGAATACTGATGCCGGAAGCGGCTTTTTTGGTCACAATCACCGTACAGTCGGTGATATTGCCTGCCCCCTGATTGCCTTTCTGGAAAATCTTAAACTCCAGAGTGACGCTTCCCCTGCCACTCGGCATATCAATAACTGCACTGTAACTACCGGGAATGGCCCCTTTAGTTTCTCTGGATGCGATTAATACGCCGTTTTTGCGAACTTCAAAACCATAACCCGTGTATCGCGTGCCTCCTGGGTTATTTCCGCTCCCCGGATCGTCATACGCTATACCGTTAAAAATAATGGGCGGAATAATAATCTGGCGGTCAAAGTTATGATCATCGCTGATGGTGACTGTAACCGTACCGTTTGGTGTTTCCGTGTTACCCCACGTACCGACTTTTTTCGGGAAGGCTTTTGATACAGCTTTAACGAAATCTCCTCTGACCTGGGTCGCCTCCAGCATGCCCTTAATCGTACAGTTCTGGTTAATCGTGACATTGTTGAGCGTTCCTGAGTTCGCATTCACACTGCCACTGATATCCGCATTTTTCGCCGTCAGTCTCCCGTCTGATGTCAGGGAAAATGCCGGAGGATTACCGCCGCTGGTAATGGTGGGGGCCGTAAGGCGTTTCAGGAACACTTCATTCATGAATATCTGATCGCCCTGACCAACAAACATCGGCTTTGTGTTGCCATTCGCAGGATTAATCATCGCAATCCTGTCTGCTGCCAGCAGCACCTGACTCTGCATGCCGTCAGGGGTGTTCTCAATACCGGCACCGATACCCGCAATATAAAGGCGTCCGTCCTGCATCTGCTGCAGCTTCACTGCCCACATGCTGTTCAGGTTATTATTTGTATCAACCTGAACCTTCTGTATCTGCTGGATCGCTGCACTCTGGTCTTCCAGTTTCTTATTGACGGTCTGTGTTATTTCATTGCTGACATCCGTTATGGACGTCCTGATTTCAGTCAGGTCAGGCGCAAGCTGACCGTTATCAATCTGCGTCCACAGCTCCTGAGCCAGATGGGTTTTCCCTATCTCGCCTTTGAAAAAATCCAGATAGCCTGATGCATCATCACTCGGCTGACCGACAGCCTCCACGAATGCCGATTTGCCAACGGTGTTCACACTGCGAACGTAAAAATAATAATCATGGCCCGGTTTGATATTGATACTGGCGGCTATCCAGTACAGTGCCGTACCAAGATAACGCGCGCTGGTTTCAACCTGCCTGATATCCGCAATCCGTTTTTCCGAGAACCAGAACTCAAACTGTACCGTCGGGTCATAAACCGCAAGATGCGGCGTGGCGGTTATCTGAAAATAGCCCGGCGTCAGCTCAATCCGCGACGGCGCTGCCGGTGCGGCAATCCGGAACGATACCGACGCCGGATCGCCCTGCTGCCCCCACGCATTTACTGCCCGGACTGTCAGCCTGTAGTTCCCCAGCGCCAGTTGTGTGAAGCGGTAAGTGGTTTCCGTCGTCCGGGCCGTGCTGACCAGCCGCTCACGGCCGTCATCCGCTGCCACGGTCAGGCGAAGCAGGAAGCTCACGCCCTTCACCACCTTCGGCGTGTCCCAGCGGGCCAGCACCTGGTATTCCCCGCTGTCTGCGGTGACTTCTGCGGTCAGGTGCTGCACCGCTGGCGGCGTGACACCATTCACCGTGCCGCTCTGGTCGCCGTCAAAGTGCGCCCCGTTATCCACGATGGCTTCTTTTTCCGGTACATGCTGCACGGCGGTGATGGCATACGTGCCGTCGTCGTTCTCACGGATACTCACGCAGCGGAACAGGCGCTGGCGCAGCGTCGGCAGCTTCAGCCCCCACACGCTGTATTCAGCAACGCCGTCAGGAACACGGCTCACTTTCACCTTCACGCCGTCGGTGACGGACTGGACCTCCACGCTCACCGGATTACCCTGCCCGTCAACCAGGCTTATCAGCGTGGTGCCGGAGGATGGCAGCGTGATTTCACGGTCGAGCGTCAGCGTCCGGGTCTGGCTGTTTACCGCCAGCACGCGCCCGCCGATGCTGATACCGGCATAGTCATCATCACAGATTTCAATGACATCGCCCGGCACATGGCGAAGCCCTTCTGCGCCCACGCTGAAGTCCACGGTCTGCGTTTCCAGCAGTTCTGTTTTAATCAGCCACAGCCCGGCGCGATGTGCCTGCCCCCGGCTGGTACAGCCAAAGGCATCCATCTTCGTGACGTTACGACCGTAACGGGCAATGGCCTGCGTGTCCTCCACAAGCTCTGTCGCCGTCTCCCAGCCGTTATTCGGGTCAATCCAGTTCACCTCAACGGCATTATGGCGGTCCTTCAGGGCGCTGAAGCTGTAGCGGAACGGCGCGCCATCATCCGGCATCACCACATTACTGCGGTTATAGGTCCACACCTTATCTGATGGTCGGTCCTGCACGAACGTCAGCGTCTGCCCGTTCCATACCGGCATACAGCGCATCGCCGAGCAGAAATCACTGAGCACATCCCACGCCTTGCGCTGTGTGGTCAGGTACGCATTACAGGTGATGCGCGGCTCCGTGCCGCCAAAGCCGTCCGGCACTGACTGGTCGCAGTACTGGCCGATGACATACAGCGCCCATTTATCCACATCCGCCGCACCAAGACGTTTCCCCATGCCGTAGCGCGGATGGGTCAGCATATCCCACAGACACCAGGCCATGTTGTTGCTGTATGCCGGTTTAAACGTTCCGTCCCAGATACCGCTGTATTGCCGCGTCTGCGGGTTATAGTTCGACGGCACCTGCAGAATGCGCCCGCGCAGATGATAATTACGGCTCACCTGCTGGCTGCCGAACTGCTCCGAATCCACCTGCACGCCGACCAGTGCCGTGTTCGGGTAGCCCTGTTTCACATCGATGATTTCGGTGTATGACGACCAGAGCGTTTTGTTCTGCAGCTGGTCTGTGGTGCTGTCCCGCGTCATCCTGCGCATCCGTATATTGAACGGGCGCAGCGGCAGGTTACCCACCACCACCGAGGCCAGATACTGCGAGGTGGTTTTGCCCTTAATGGTGATGTCTTTTTCCGTCACCCAGCCACCATTACGCTGGATCTGAACCAGCAGGCGGACTTCCGACGGATTCCGGTCCCCCTTTGAGGTGGTTTCCACCAGTGCCTGCACGCCGAAGGTAAAGCGCAGACGGTCGATGTTTGCAGACGTAATGGTGCGGGTGATCGGCGTGTCATATTTCACTTCCGTACCCAGCACCGTCTCGGAGCCGGAGGATTCAAACCCCTCCGGCGGTGTCTGCTCCTGCTCACCTGCCCGGAACACCACCGTGACACCGGAGATGTTGGTATTCCCCTCAGTGTCCAGCACCGGCGTACTGTTCAGCAGCACGCTTTTTAATCCATCCACCGGACCTTCAACCGGCCCTTCGCTGATGGCATCGATCACACTCAGCAGCTGCGTGGACTTCAGGTTGTCCTTCGCTTCGCGCGGGGTATGCCCCTTACTGCTGCCTTTACCCATTCCTCACGCTCCATAAATGACAAAACCGCCCGCAGGCGGTTTCACATAAAAAATTTTGCATCAGCGACCAATCACCACAACCTGACCACCGTCCCCTTCGTCTGCCGTGCTGATCTCCTGAGAAACCACGCGAGACCCCACGCGCATTTCACCGTACAGAACAGGCAGAACATTGCCCTGGGCAACCATGTTATCCAGTGAGGAGAAATAGGTGTTCTGTTTGCCGTTATCTGTACTGGCTGCCGTGGGCGTCCTGGCTTTCGGTGCCAGCATCTGCGCCACTCCGCCCAGGATCATACTGGCCCCTGCCGCATACATGCCCGATACAGCCGCGGCCCCCAGCCAGCCCACAGGGTTCCACCATGCCACCGCAATCAGCGCCGCCCCAAGCACCACCTGAAACACACCGCCACTTTTAGCTCCCGCCAGACGCGGCACGATGTGGATCACGGCACCATTTGCCAGCGGCTCATTAAGACGGGCAGATAATTCATTTTCGCCTGCATCACGCCCGGCAATGCGCACCTGATACCAGCCCTCATTCAGTTTCTGACGAAACGCCGGGATCTGCATGGCCAGCGCCCGGATGGCTTCGGACCCCGTTTTCACTCGAAGGTCGATGCGGCGGCCAAATCGTTGTAAATCCCCGTAAAGGCAGATGCGTGCCATGCCCGGTGACGCCAGAGGGAGTGTGTGCGTCGCTGCCATTTGTCGGTATACCTCTCTCGTTTGCTCAGTTGTTCAGGAATATGGTGCAGCAGCTCGCCGTCACCACAGTAAATGGCGGCATGATTCGGCACCGATGAACCAAAACAGCACAGCAGCACATCGCCCGGCTGCGCCGCTGACAACGGCACCTGATACAGCCCTGTAGCCTCCAGATTATCCAGATAGAGATTCTGACCGTGACGCCACCAGTCATCCCCGCGATGAAAATCCGGCATCTCAATCCCCGCCAGATGGTAAGCATCCCGGAACAGCGTGTAACAGTCCGTCACCCCGTGCTCAAAGCGCCGCCCGGTAAGATGTGGCACACAGCGGAACTTGTGAATCGCCCCCCGGCAGACCAGCCACCACGGCAAATCACTCTGCACCTGCAGCCGCCGGTCGGCCTCACTCAGCCAGGGCAGACCACCGGGGTGGCTGTGGACCAGCGCCACAATCTCACCCTGCATCTCTGCCCGCAGCCAGTCCTCCGGCGACATCCGGAAATACTCCTCCGGCTCACCGGAGATATTCACGCAGGGAAAATATCTTTCCCCCTCCGGTGTTCTCACCACGAAGCCGCACGACTCCGCTGGCGCACATCGCCGGGCGTGCGCCAGAATCGCTGATTCTGTCTCTGTCATGGGATTTACTGCGAAAGTTTGTTAATGGAAAGGAAGCCGCCAAAGTTGCCGACGTTATTGCGAAACTTACAACCACTCAGGCATTTGCTGCATTTATCCTTCGTGATATCGGACGTCGGCTGGTCATATTCATCCGCGACAGCCGGACCGTGATAACCGCACTCATCACCGCGATAGGTCCAGGTGCAGGTATTAGCCAGCATGATGCGCCCCGGAAAAACAGCACCGTCCGTTTCCGTCGGCGTGGACAGTACAAAAGAGGCACTGACCGCGCTCAGTTCGCTGCACTGCTCGATGCGCCAGCGGCTGATCACCTCCTGCTCCGGATCGGCGTCACTGTTTCCGTTGACGAAGTTCACCGCATCCAGAAAACGGGCGTAAACCTTACGCCTGACCACCGTTCCGCCGACCAGACTCTGCAGGTCTTCCGCCATCCCGGTGACCATTCCGTGCAGGTTAGAAACCGTCAGTGTCGGACGGGCAGCACTGCCCTTGCCGTTCAGTTCAAATCCCGTCCCCTGAATGGGGTATGCCTGATACTGCCGCCCCTGCCAGGTAACCGGCTCACCTTTTTCGTTCTGCTCATTACAGAAAAAATAACGTTCACCACCGACCTCTGTCAGATCGATTTCCCAGAGCACCGCCTGGGCTGACTGAGTGAGGCGTGTCGTCTCATGATGTGTTTCCTGTGGAATATCCTGCATCAGAGCCTCCTATGCCACGACCTGTTCAAAATCTGCCGTTATGGTTACCCACAACGCCCCCACGCTTGCCGACCATTTACGACAAACCACCCTGATCGGCTTCCAGTCATAAGGTGGCGTCCACTGAAATGCGCGGACGCCACCGTGCCGTTCCAGAAAGGATTTTAAAGATGGGTGTTCACATTTACGAACACGTATCGTCACGCTGTAAGTCGACAACTGGTTATTCAGTCCCGCCGCACGACGCTGTTCATAACCATCGCCCAGCTTCACTGTCACCACTTTCGGCTCTGATACCACATTCATATCCGGGCGCACTTTCCAGTGAAACGTCTCCATTACCGATATGCTCCACTTAACCGACCACCATCACGGGCCTGCTGTTGCATAAAGTCCGCTGCCGCTTTTTTCCCAAGGTCATAAACCACCTTCAGGGCAGCAGGACCTATCTGCCCGTTCGTGCCATCGTTATTGATCTCGATGTTGTACTGCGGGGCAAACATCGCCATACCTGAACCACCAATATCCGCCACAACCCCCAGCTTACCGTCAGCACCACGACGCAGTGGCAGAATGGCTTCAGGTCCAGCTTCCCCCATCACACCCGCGCCTTTTGCAAAAGCAAAAAACGTCGGACGGTTAACCACCGTGCCACTGTAGCGACTCAAATCAGCCGACTGATAAACACCGCCATCAGCATTGGCTACAAAATCAAAAGGCAGCGCGGAAGCAATGCCTTTTACCGCTTTCATTAAAGCTATCTGAGCCATGATTCTGGACATATCTGACAGCACAGAAGAGGTGAAGGATTTGAAATTGAGTTTGCCTGTAGTACAGAATGTCGCCAGCCAGTCACTCATGCTACTGAACGCAGACGTGAACAACTGTTCCACTGTCCCGGCTGTGTTATCCGCATTCTCAGTGACATTCTGGAGTGCACGCAGGACTCCGTTTTTCCAATTACCCTGAGCAATTTCAAGCCGTTGCCAGTAACGGCGATTCTCATTCAGTTGTCGGTTCAGACTCTCCGTCAGCGCCTGCTCGGCCTTTCTGTAGTCATCCGTGTTATATGTCCCTTTCTGCTCACTATCCCGCCTCAACTGCTCCAGCTGTTGCTGGTATTTCTGGCGAAGACTCAGTTGTACCTGATATCGCTGCCGCTGCTGATCACCCATACCCACCGTGGCGATATCCAGGTCATGTTGCTGACGCTGAGCGCGCTCTTCTTCAGCCAGTTGACTGGTCAGCTGAATTGTTTTTTTCTTCAGATCGTTGAGTGCCGTCTGTTTCTGAAGCTCCTGCTGTTTTACATCCAGCAGCGTCAGTGCCTGAATCAGTTCATCTTTACGGGCCAGCACACTCTTTTCATCTGCCGTCAGTTTTTTCCCGTCCAGATCGCTGATGCGCTGCTGCAGAGCCAGAAGCTGTTTATGCGCTTCTGTCATCTTTTCAGTGGCAATGCCTGCTGACTGTCTTGCAGCAGCAATCTGTCCTTCCACCTGTGCCTGTTGCTGACTGTACTGCAGCAATAACCGGGTGGCCTCATCATTACGGGTTTCGCGTGTTTTTTTCTTACCGGATGCCAGGGCTTTCTCGTAACGTTCATTTTCACGTTGTATCGCCGCATCCCTGACAGCCTGATCGGCGTACTGCATGGCATTAATACGCGCAATTTCACGCTGATGTCGTGCAGCTTCCGTTTCATTCATCCGGTTCAGTGCAGCATTTTCAGCATTACGGCGTTTCTGTTGCTCCTGATAATTCCGCTCTGCCTGCTCTTTTGCATCCTGCAAATCCTTCTGGCGTTTTTTCTCCTGAAGATCGTTAAGACGCTGCTGATCGTATTCAACCTGAGAAGATGATGCCGTCCAGGGGAGTCTTTTCGCCCGCGACACTTTCTCCTGCAAAGTGGCAATCTGCGCATCCAGCGAATCTTCACGACCAATATTCATGGCCGCATCCCAGAACTGCTTCCACCAGTCAGACAAAGTTTGCAGCGTACTGCCCAGCGCATTGAGGTTATTATCAATATCCGCAGTACGCCGACCGGTTTCCTCTGCCAGTGCAGACATGGCTATCCGTGCCGCATCACTGGACCGCCCCTGCTCTCCAAGGACGCGTATCTGCTCAAGCTGAGTGGCAGTAAGAAAATGCAGCTCATTGTCCAGAGACTTCGCGGCATTTACAGGATCATCCTTCAGCCGCTTAAACTGATTTATGGTATCGCTGACCGACTGGCCAACCGATCGCTCCATCTGTGCGGCAGCTCTCGCCACCATACCGATATCGTTTCCACGAAATGCACCACTCCCCACCACCTGAGCCAGCGCACCGGCTGCAGCATGTTGCGTGATACCATTCCCGGAAATAGCACGACTGAGCGTCCACAGCTGCCCGGCAGTGACTCCGGCATAATGCCCCGTCAGCGACAGCTGGCGGTTAAATTCTTCCCCCTCCTTCTGACCGTCATACCAGGCTTTACCCAGGCCATAGACAGCCGCGGCAATACCGCCAATAACCCCGCCAAGCATCATGCCTTTCGGTGACATCAATGTGTCTATCCACCCGGCACGGTTAGCCAGCGTTATTCCGGATCCCCTCAGCGCACCTAAATTTCCGCGGGCCAGTTCACCTATCAGAACGCCTATCTCCTGACGGGCCGCTGCACTTTTCAGCCCCAGCGAATGCGTGGCTTTTCCTGCCTGCTCCATTTTGCGGATATACACTTCTGCAGCACTGCTTACCCCCAGCTGGGCAGCCTTGGCACGAAGCAACTCAGAAGAAGAAAGATTCTGGCGGGTTGCCTGCTCTTTAAGCTGACGGATAAACGCCACTTTCTGTCGGGTAGCCTCTTCCTCAGCCTGTGTAAGAACACGGGTTTTCGCCGTAACCTCAGAAATCAGCGCCAGATAATCCTGCTGACCAATCCCGCCACTGTTTCTGGCCTGTCGGATCTGCTGCTGAATACGCTGTAATTCCTGCAGACCCGCACTGGCCTGTTTCACACTGTCAATCTGACGATAAAACGCAGCAGCCGCTTTATCCTGAGCCTCCGCCAGAGCCATGGCCTGCGCCTGTTCCTCGCGCATTTTCTGGCTCAGCGCCTCCATACGCTGGCGGGTTTTCTCCACCTCGCGGGCCATGCGTTCATGAGCCTGTGCGTTCTTCTCCACCGTCTGCGCATGGACGGATGCGGCTGTTGCAGCCGAAGACGCCGCCTGCGTTGTCTGCCGGGCGGCCTGAGTCTGACGCTCCATAAAACGCTGCATACGGGCAGAAGACCGTTCTGCATCGCTGGCTGCACCATTCAGAAGGTTTTTGATACGGGGGATTTCATTTTTAAACTCTGCCGCATCAATCCCCAAATCAATGACCAGGTTGGCTATCTGGTCCATAACGCACACCTCCGGAAATACCTTCCCCAAGATGCATCAGTTCTTCGTCCGTTCGCTCCGGTATCCCGTTCTCTTCCGGTAAAAGGCTGAAATCAGCCACCGCAGCATCACTGCTGCCGGACACCATTCTCACGATCAATGCCTTCAGCGAGGCAAACTGCGCATCCATCCACACATCACTGAAGCTCTGCATCCGGAAATAATCGCCCCACTCACCAAGCTCAGTGGCCGACATTTCCGACAGCATCCGCCGCCAGTCTGCCCGCCGGAACTCCCGGGCAAGCCGCATGACAAACTGCATTTCCCGCGTCAGGACTTTTCCGGCGTCAGCGCCTCATGCTCATCATCCCCGGCATTATCAATGGCCCCCATACCGCTCAGCGACAGAACCATCTCCGCCCCCGCACCCAGGGCATCATACGACCATGTTGTAATAACGGATGCGCAAAGCGTCTCTACATCCTTAGACTGATCCGCATTCCACAGTGAGCGGGAAACCAGCCAGGCATTGATATCCATCCCCATCCGCAGAAAAGCAATCTGTCGTTCAGCCTCCGGCAGTTCTCCCTCACCGGCATCAAACTTTGCCGTTCGCTGCTGAACAAACGCCAGATATTCAATTCTCTGCAACCCGGACAGCTCACTGAGCACCACGGACTGTTTTTCATAATTAAACGTGCCCTGTTTCAGAAACATCATGTTCTCCACCTGCAAAAAAGCCCCGGATAACCGGGGCAAATGATGAGTATCGTCCTGTTAACCTGCGGCGCTGACAGTCACCGCAGCCACAGCCACAAAATTCCCGTCAGCGGTCATGCCCACAATGCTGACACTGCCCTGCTTCACGCCTTTCACCGTGGCCACAAGCCCGTTCAGGGTCACCGTGGCAGTCTGTGGATCTGACGAATGCACACTGATCGCTTTGTCACTGGCTCCGTCAGGTTTTACTGTAAAGGTCAGCGTGGTGGTTGCTCCCACTTTTACACTGGCAGATGCCGGTGCCACCGTCAGCCCGGTAACGCTCACTGTTTCAGTGCCTTCCTCTGCCAGATACGGACGCCCCACACCGCTGATTTTCACAGTGCGGGTCATCACGTCTTTTGAGGCAATGGTTTTACCCAGTGAACTCAGCCAGCCACGGAAAACATCAACAGTACCGTTGGGATATTTGATACGAAACGCGCAGACTTCACCGGAGTCGAACAACTGAACCAGTTTTTTCTGCCCGCTGTCACCCGGACGCCAGGCCAGCGTCGCCGAAGTATCACCGACTGATTTCTGCCCCTGGGTTGTCGTTTTCCAGTCTGCATCTTCATCATCGAGATAAGTATCATCTTCTGCATCAGCGGTCATTTCGCCAGGTTGCAGATCCTTCACCATCGCAAGACGCAGCCAGTCAGTGTCCGACAAAGGGTTCGCAAATGCGTCGCCGTTGCCGGTATACATCCAGAACGTCGTCCCCGCACCTTTCGTCTTTGCCAGTGGATTTGGTGTGGTCATTGCCACCTCCTTAATTCGTGTACGTGATCTGGTACGTGATTTCCGCCATCGCCCAGGTGGCCATCTCATTATCACGTTGATAGTTAAAACCGAGTGGGATCAGGGTGTCGATGAGTCCGGAAAGTGCCGGTACATCATTCAGGGCCGGGAAAATGGTGCTCTCCATCCACATATCCAGCTCTGAATCCGGTGCCTGTGCCCGGATGAAGACAGCAATATGCAGAACAGCCTGCCAGTCATCTTCATCCGTCATTTTTCCGGTGTACTGAGCATCACTCAGCCACACCGCCACGGCAGGCAGTTCCTGCGCATCAACAAATGCCGGAAGCCCGTCAAAAAACGTGGCGCTGTCTCCACACTGTTCCCGAAGGCGTGCCAGTACGACCTGGCGGATTTGTGTATGTCGGTTCATCGGGTCAGCCATAACCTCAGTTGTTGTTTCAGTGCATACCCCAGCTGTTTCGGCATTTCCGCAGCAATGATGCGGTCGCGGGCATCTTCAAATGCCTGTGTCAGCGGTCCGGACAGCGGGATTTTCACCACATCAATGGGGTAACGATTTTTGCCATCAATACGCCGCATCACATGCCAGCGACCATTCGCCAGTTGCTGAATAAACGCATCCCGGAAAAGATATTTACCCACCTTCAGCACACTGCCACGGTACTGCAGTTTTCCACCACGCCGGGCCAGTCTGACCCGGGCTGTCCCCAGCTTAATGGCGGGCAGATTGCCCCGGTTAACGCGGATCCTGGCCGTCATTTTTCCTGACGGACTGGCTTTAAACACCCGGACACGCTGACGTACCAGTTTCAGGGGGATCCCTTTCACCTGGTTATCTCCCGCAACGGTATTCCCGGCAACCTGCCGGGTGGCAACCGAGACCGCTTTCTGTGCCACACGGTTTATCGCCCATGCGCTGGCCTGTGGCACCATACGGGTATCAAGGCTGTTCAGATTGCGGATGGCATTCTCAAGCCCCTTCATCCCACACCTCTTTACTCAATAAAGATCATTGGCTTACCGTTAAAGCGTTCATGCCGTGTGACCGTCCATTGTTGTCCGTCATAAACAACGCGATCCCCGCGCCGTGGGCGGTATCCCGAAGAAAACACCACCAGAGAGACCGCAGGTCCGGACAGAGCATTCAGCTCTGCCAGTGTTTCTCCCAGGATCACAGCCATATCGACATCATTAATCGAGGCTGTCTTTCCCATCTTTCTGACCGTGATCGCATCCATACGCGCTGCCAACCGGGAAAAGGGATCAGACATTGAGTTTTACCGGCACTTCTTCTGCACTGGTTCCGGCATCTGCCCAGACAACCCCGACCAGCGGATCAGAGCCGCTGTTAGTCAGCTGAACTTTTCCGGACTTCAGATAAACCTTCTTACCCGTTTTCATGTCATCCGTTTTCAGCTTAGGCAGCATAAACACACCTTCGGTCATGCCGTCGCCTGTTTCACCCTGTGGAATATCGGTCAGCGCCACCGCAAAAACATCGCCCACCTGCACCAGATCTCCGCTGCTGATGGCTGCACTGGCAACAATCGCCACCGTTTTTCCTTCTTCTACAAAATTCTTTGCCATAACTGTCTCCGCACAGCCCCGTTCAGGGGCTGATTTCAGGTACAAAAAAAGCCCTTACGGGCCATCAGAGTTGTTGTCTGCGACGTTTACGCCGTACATTTCACCAGACCGCGGTGATCAACTGGCGCGACACCGGCGTCAATACGCACTTTCGTTGTCACGCCATCCACACTGAAGCCCTCCATCTGATCAATATATGGCGTATCCACACCGTTGAGATAAGCCACTTCAATCGTATCGGAGCCTTTGGACGCAGCCAGGTAGAAAGTGGTCTGGCTGTTATCATCAAGACGAGGCTCTGCAATAACGGTCGCAAAATCTTTCACCGGGTTAATAATACCGGCGTTAATGTCAGCCCCCTTGACACTTGAGGAGCGAATGACCTGGTTAGCAACAGACTCCATCGCCGTCGGTACCAGTACGAACGCAGGACGAATATTCAGATGACGCTCCCCCTCTTTCTGAACGCGCATCAACTGGCGGGCTTTATCCAGCGATGCCACGTCCATTGCAGCGCTCTCCAGTACGTTTGCATGTTTCGCTTTATCGAACAGACTTACATTATCTGTGGAGATTTTCGGGTTAGACGTCAGAATGGCATAAACCAGATCGGCAATAGTGGATTTCGCCGCACGGCCCAGTTTCATCGGGACATCGGTCAGCATATTCAGATCATCATTGATAATGGCCTGACGGGTGATACTGAACAGCTCGCCATAGGTCGCCAGTGCAATAGTGGCCTGTTTATCTCCGGTGGTGACGTATTTATATTCCGCCCCTTCACGCACCTTACGCAGAGCACTGAAGCCCCCCATACCCACACGATGGGCAATTTTAAAATCAGACAACTGACCTTTCCGCGTCCACTGTTCATAGGTTTCAGGGGCATCTTCCCAGCCCTGCAGAATGGCTTTGTTCGCAACATCCAGCAGAATATTACCGAAGTCAGACGTACTGTGTGTGAACGCCGCACCGACCATCTGCATCGGGTTATAACTGGAAACACCAATACCCCGTTCAGTCAGTGACATACGGGCATATTCACGCAGAGTCATCCCGTTGTAGACATTATCACGTTCGGTTTTTTCAAATCCGGCACGCGCCATCAGCGCCTGGCGGATCCCGTCCCCCACAAAATTACCGTTACCGGCATAAATATGAGCCGGGGTATTTTTATTGGATGGCGTGGACTCGCGCCCCATCTCGTTCAACAGCTTTTCGCGGGCCTGCTCCAGCGAACATTCAGGATCGGCAAGGCACTGAGCCTGCAGCGTCTGATAACGCCCGCCAAACATGGCAAACAGATCATTAATACCGTTTACACGCGCTTTTTGCTCTGCCAGTACCTGCGCACGGATACTGTTTTCATCCAGCACGGGTGCTGCTGCCTGCACTGGCGTCCGGGAGGCTGCAGGTTCATTATCCTGTACGCGTGGAGCACTGTTACGTGGCGGAGTAATCATGTTTCGAATGGATTCCGGCATCTTTTTAAATTCCTCTGTACGTTTTGACTGAATACATGCCATTGCCTTAACGGCTGGCGTCACCTGATCAGCAAATCCCTGTGCCAGACATTCGGCACCGGACATCCAGGTCTCATCCGCCAGCATGGCAGCAATTTCATCGGTGGTTTTCCCGGTTTTCTGTGCATAAGCGGGTAACAGAACCGCCTCAACTTTATCGAGCAGGTCGGCATAGGTGCGCATGTCCTCCGCATCACCGCCCGTAAAGCCAAATGGTTTATGAATCATCATGAAGGTGTTTTCCGGCATAATGACCGGGTTTCCCACCATCGCAATGACCGACGCCATTGACGCCGCCACACCGTCGACATAAACGGTAATGGACGCACCATGTGTTTTCAGTGCATTAAAAATGGCGATGCCTTCAAAGACATCGCCACCCGGTGAATTGATATGGAGATTAATGTGGGTGATATCGCCCAGTGCATTCAGATCACTGATAAACTGCTTCGCCGTAACACCCCAGAAACCAATCTCGTCATAAATATAAATATCCGCATCACTCTGGTGACCAGCCTGCATCCTGAACCAGGAATTATTCTTCGGACTGGTTGTTGGTGTGCTGCGGCTCCTGTCGTTTCGTTGCGGCACTGCTGCCTCCTTTATCACTGGCCGGATCGGTATCAAATACCAGATCCAGCTTGCGGTTTTCATCAATTTCGGCCTTGCGCCGACGTTTGACATCATCCGGATTACGACCACCAGCACGTACCCAGTCTGATTCTGTCGCCGCTCCACCACGAATCTGGATTTTCCAGGCCTCAGCCTCCTTAACAGGGTCAATCCACGGCATCACCGGTCCGGAATACACCGCGGTATACAGTGAAGAACGGTCAAGATCGCGGGGTAGCCTGATAACACCGGATGCCACAGCCTGTTTCAGCCAGGCACGGTACATCGGGCGGGTGACGGCACCAATAAACCAGTCCTGCAGGATCAGGTAGCCATCAGTGGATTCAACCAGCTCCTGACGCTGGGCGCTGTAAGTGCCGTTATAGTTGCGCGCTGTACTGGAAAAACTCAGACGACTGCCAGCCGCCACGGCACGCAACTGACCATTACGAAAAGTTTCAAGGTTAGGATTGGGACGATCCGACTTCACCATTCCGATTTCTTCGCCGGGTTTCAGATCGTCGTAAATAATGCCTGGCTGAATGGTAAGCTCGCGTTCATTCTCCTTGCTGTCATTACCATCCGTTTCATAGCTCTGTCCGTCGCCTTTCCGGATGTACATCCCCAGAGCAGCGGCGATCCTTGCTGCAGTCAGCTCAGAATCTTCATACTCTTTCAGGGCGCTGAGGCGGATCAGCACACCGGACAATAAAGACGTCCCGCGCATCTGGTGCAGACGGCGAACAAATTTAAGATGCAGCATTCGCTCTGCATCCACTTCTTTGGTTTCCATCTGCCGTCCGGATACAGGACGACTTTTATACACCAGATATTTTTCGGGACGCCCCCAGTCATCAACAAACACGCCCTGATTCAGCCTGTTGCTCTCATCACTGGTCATGGGAATAAAGTCCGGCTCGAGCGCCTCCAGCCAGAAATGAACACCGGCAGAAGGCGTCAGGCTGTTTATGCGCCCGGAAACCATCTGGGCAAACACCTCACCATCGCGCAGCCAGGTACGCAGCATCAGACGTTCCAGCATCGGACGGGTAAACTGCCCGGTGACTTCCGGACTGACAGACCATTCACTCCATCGGGTACGTATCTCCGCTGCCAGGTCACGGGCAATGGCACCATTGCGTAATACCGGATGTGGCTCGACAATAATCCCGTTTTTCCCCACCACCCGTTCTTCCAGCTTGTCAAATACACCAATGACCAGATCGTGGTTGTTATCAAGGTAACGGGCCTGCTCACGTAACGACACGGCCCCGTACTGGCTTAACTGGTCGGCAGTTCGGTTCTCCCGTCGGGCTTTGTGTGTCCGCGTCGTTTTTACGGCCTCATAAGCCTGGATCACCGCTCGGGAACGCAGCCTTGCCGCTTTCCATCCTGGTGAAAAAACGCCAATCACATCATCAAGAATTGCCATCAGAACCTCGCCAGCCGGTACCCGGGATGCCCCCGTCGTCGTGTAATCAGAGCCGCAAGGCGGCGCTCCCACTCCTGCCGCCCCTGCCGGATCTCAGATAAGTTTTCCATGGTCATCTGCTGACCATTAAAAGTGACGGATTTTCCGTCCAGCACTGCCATTTCAGCTTCCGTATAACGCTGAATCATGGCTTCAATATCATTCTGATTCATAACCATCCTCCGGAAGTCAGCCAGGGGTTAACATCGTCAGTTACTGTTTTCTTCCGTTTTTGTTTTTTAACAGGCGTGGATACCGGTTCCGGTGTGGGTGACGGTTCGGTACTGTCCGGGACACACTCCAGCCAGGTTTCCCGGCTCGCCCACTCCGGTGCATCCGGCCAGCGGATCTTTTCGTATCCATGCAGAATGACCAGAGCCTCGGCATACACCATCAGGTCAAAAGCTTCGTTGGCACCGCGACCCGGCTTACTCCATTTCCCGTCACTGCTCCGCTCTTCATACGTCAGTTCGTCGTAAAACCAGCTCCCCAGCCAGTCAGGGAAATGCACATAGCCGGGACCTGGCGAGTCACGCCATAACGCGTTATTCACCCGGTCTTTCAGGGCATCCGTCTGAAGAAGCCAGAGCGGTACATCACCTGCGGCCTGCGCCCGTCGGCCCGTTCGTCCGGTGTTATCAGGGAATGTACGGGTGATCAGTTTTGCGCGCCGGATGCTGTCGCCCTTAAACAGGTAAATACGTTTACCAAGGCCATCACGACGGCAACGACGCCAGAATTTATAGGCATTATCAGTGACCCCGTCTTCACCGCCGGAGTCCACCGCCATTGCCATCAGTCGCATTTGTTGAGAAGGATCGGAGGCCAGCGGCCAGCTTTTATGAAAAACATCCGTCAGCAGGACATCCCAGTCTTCCGGATAGCTGGCCGGATCAATTCGCTGGCTCTCCCCGTCGCTGTCACCGCGCAATGACTGCGTGATGTTGTAACGATCAATAATCCAGCGTTCGCCACGGCTGCCATAGCCCGTTACCTGAACCACAAAACGGCGATGACGTCCCGCCTGCACATCCACTGTCGCCACAAGGAAATTAACGCCATCCGGAACACTGCGGGAAGGAACTGGCTCTGCCCGCTGCTCAAGCAATTCACTTTTTCGTTGCTCCATGCTGGCGCGGGGAAGATAAGGTAATCCCCAGTCGGTATTGATAACCGTCTTGAGTGTCTCTTCACTTCCGGTTGTCTCGTATTCCTGTTCTGCAGTAAGCAGTTTGTAAACGAGTTGCGAGAGTGTCTGATAAGCAGCTGCCGGCCCCTCCATCCAGAATGACGCAATACGTGAACGCCGGGGATCACCATAACGACTGCCATCCGCATTGATGGATTCACCATCCCGTAACCAGACCCCACGTCCGTTCAGCTCGCGTTTTTGTTCAGGCAAAATCCGTCCTGAACAGGAAGGACACTGAATATAAGCCGCCTCACTTGCCAGCACAGGATCGGCAATATCACGGAAACCAGCAACCACATCGCCGCAGGGCTGAAAATACTCACCACAGTGTGGACAGGGCCAGTACCAGCGACGGCGATCGCCACGGTTATAGAGCGACAGGATCCCCGTGGTTGGTGGAGCCTCATGCGGTGAAGTCCGTCGCCATTTCACATCCTTCACATCCCTGCCGGGGGAACTCTCCACCAGCGTCATACCACTGGACATAAATGTGGTGGTACGTTTTGAGGCAAGAGAGAAGGCATCCCCCTCACCATCAATATCTTCCGGAAAACGGTCATAATCCGTCAGCGCCACGCATTTATAATCTGATGAAGACATGATATTGACTGACGGCCAGCCGATTTTCAGGTAGTTGCCAGCAAGGAATGTTCTGTCATAAACGTTGTTGTCATTTTTGTTCGGACTCAGGCGACTGACCACTTCCGGGCTGACGCGAAACGTTCTGGCGAGTCGTTTTTTGGAGTGTTCGCGGGCTTTTTCCTCCGTCATCTGAATGATCAGCATATCAGCAGGATCGCAAATCACGTTGTAAATCACCCAGCCGTCAATCAGGCCGATAGTCTTGCCGGTTCGTGCCGGGCCAACAAATATCACTGCGTCGTATTCACGCGAGGCCAGGCAGTTCATAGGCTCAATAACATACGGTGCCACCAGCGGATCCCACGGGACTGAGTTCCCTGCCCCCATGGGCACCCGCATATACTGAGCAACGGCATCAGCAACCCGCATTCGTCTCGGTGCGCGAAGGATATAACCTGAATCGGTTCGTGCTGCCTTTGCGGTTTCCTGATTCAGCATTACTCCTCCTGCTGTAATTCCTCCTCATCATCCGCACCTGCTTCGGTCACCCGCAGGGCTATCTGATCGCGCAGATCATCAATAATGGACTGAACACGGCTCACAGCGGCAGGCTGCAGGCCGCAGTCACGTTCCAGAATATCCGGTAATGTCTCCAGCACCTGCACGACCGCTTTTGCCCAGATGGCAAACTCCCGTCTGACATCACTGGCCGGAATGAGTTGTGCCGTTTCCTGTTCGAACTTAAGACGCTCACGTTCAGACTGATACCAGGCTTTGCGTTCATGTGGATCCATTTCGCCCTCAGCAACCGGCGGTGGTAACCCCATAAATTCAGTCAGAATATCGGTCAACCGGTATAGCTTGAGTTTGTCATGTCCACCAGCGGGACGAATGTTTTTCAGTCTTGCCACGACAGTCTGGCGGTGCAGACCAGATAAAGCCGCCAGTTGATTAATATTCAGCACCAGGTTTTTCAACTCATGATCCATATATCCTCCGGAGAGCTTTAAACATGCATCGTGCGAACAACTTTAAGAAAACGCGTTCGATGTCGAACAAAAAACACTCAATTCGACATACAAAAAACAAACAACCATTAATAATCAATAAGATGCAAAGATGATGGTGGCCGATAAAAATGCAAAAACTAGCCTTTTTCCGCGACGCTCCCGCCCCGTGGCAGGCCACTCCACCGGGAGGACCCGTCAGCCTGACAGACATGACGAACGTCTGATACAGCGCCTTGCATGAATGGCATCGGGATAATCCAGAAAGGAATAGCATCGTGCCCACAAGAATCTGTGTGAGTATCCTGTTTCTTCCACCCCCGCACAGGACTGGCGAGCATGAGGGACAAACCCGCGAACCATAAACGCGGTAAAAACCCGGTGTGCATCGTTTTTGATTATTCCCGCACACTCTCGCAGAAGGAGTTCCCCGTCGGGCTACGGTCTCTGTTAATACGGGAATACGGCGACGATACAGCGCATGATGTGTCAGGCTTGAATACCTTTATCCGTTAAAAGGGATATCAGTTAAGTTATCCCGTGTAGGGTATAAGCCATTATCAAAGCCACTCTGTAGGGAGTGGCTTTTGTAATGGCAATAAAAAGCCCCGCGAATGCGAGGCTAAATCCAGGTATTTTTAATGACTGGCTCTTATTTCAACGCAGCCCCTTACCGCGCGCCAGATGCTCAACTTCAAGCATCAGCAATGAGATGTTTAATCTGGATTCACTCCAGAAGTGATCACCACCCTGTCTACAGAGCCAAATGTGAAGGATGATGAGTAAAATTATCGCTATCATCGAAGGCATTGCGTCCTGATATATTCCTGAAGCGTTCTCAGTGCTGTCTGGTCTCTGATGATTCCGTCCCGGATACCGAGAACGTTTCGTCCAGCAACTGGAGAGAGTTCGACGGTGGCATCATTGCCCATGCCGGAGGCGCTGGAGGTTTCGGCTGAGGATGGCACAGAGCATTTTCCTTTGACGAGCACCCGACCACCATTATCAAGCTTGCGCCGAAGAGCATCATTTTCAGCTTTCGCATCAGCCAACTCCTTCGTGTATTTAGCATCGAGTACATCAGCAGCACGCTGGCGTTGCTGCATGTCAGTAATGGTGGCGGTCGCCTGCTTCAGCTCACTGACTTTTTTATCACGCTGTTCTTTGTAGGCGATGGCGTTATCACGGTAATGATTGACCGCCCACGACAGGCAGACGATGATGCAGATAACCAGAGCATAAATAATCGCGGCGACTCTGCTCACTGATCTATCCCCCAACAGGCTAATGCGCTTTCCTGGTCACGACGAATAACCTGTCCATAGCAGTTATTTGAACGTATGCGGCAATCGCGCCCACCATCTTTTATCCACCAGCGAATCGCCTCGCATGCACCTTTACGATCACCAGCATTCAGCCGCTTATAAAACGTCGACGGAAAACACTTACCGGGGCCAATGTTATAGGGACAAAATGACGCGATACCCGCTTTTTGTGGCTCGGTCAGTGGTACTTTAATATTGCGCTCCACCCATGCCAGCGCCTTATCACGCTCAATGGCGTTGACCTGGTCGCATTTTTCCTTCGACAGTTTCATACCGGGAAAAACGGGTTTTCCATCCACCATCGTGGCACCCCGACAGATGGTCCAGATGCCGGACCCATCGCGGTATGCCGTTGTGTGGTTACCTTCTTTTTCATCCAGAAACTGGTCGAGAATATCAGGCGCGGGCGCACCGACGGCAATCAGTGCCAGAACGGCAGCCGACAGGCCGTATCTGATTTTTGCGTTCATGGATATTTATCAGGATTTATCGGTTTCTGCCCACGGACAGGTTTATCTGTTCCGGTCAGTGACTTAAGGTTGTGATTCCGGAGGAGTCTTCAGAGAACCAGTAATTCTTCCTGGTAGCTTTCCTTTGTAGGTTATCCAAACATTCTGCGCATCTAAAATTACGGGGCGCTTTTCCGGCGACTGCTCATCCCCTTCACATAACCCGGCAGCAACATCCAGGAAGACCTGTCTGATGCTCCTTCTGGCTGCTGCCTCATAAAACTCCAGCGCGGCACCTTCAACACGGTCCAGCGAGATGTCCAGGTCAAAAATTTCACCGTCAAAGCGTTTTTTGTCCCGTAACGCTAAAGTTACCGTAACTTTATTCTCAAAATTGCGGATCCCTTTCACAATCAGTTCATAGTTTTGAGTCATTGAATTACTCTCCCCGTGCAGCCTTACGCTTGTCTTCTTTAATCTTGAAATAAAGGTTTGTCAGATACGTCAGCAAGCCAAATACCAGACTACCCAGCACACCTATTGCCGCCCACTGTGAGGGCGTGACTTTATCGAGCAACTGTAAAAACCAGTACCCGGCACTACCTGCTGAGGTGCCATAGGCGACACCCGTTGTTAACTTATCCATGGATTTCATAACCCCACCTCGCAGATGCGGGTGCTGTGTAATGGAAATAAAAAGGCCACCTGACGTGGCCACCAGATTATTTCCCCACCAGCTCGTTTATCTCTTTCACTGTCTGATTAAACCGCTCTGACTCAAGCTCAACACCTAAGGCCCGACGCCCCAGCGCCATTGCTGCTTTTATTGTGGAACCGGATCCCATAAAAAAATCAGCAACCAGATCACCTGGTCGACTACTGGCATTGATTATTTGCCTGAGCATATCCGCCGGTTTCTCACACGGATGTTTCCCCGGGTAGAACTGAACGGGTTTATGCATCCAGACATCGGTATAAGGCACGGAGACTGATACGGAGAAATAGCGCCGGAGAGATTTAAACTCATCCAGCAATTCAGAATATTTGCGATTCAGTGAATCATAAGATGCCACCAGCTGGTGGTGTGGTTGTTCCAGTTGTTGTTCCTGAAACTTCTCTGCCGCTATACGGGAAAACAGTGCCTGTAACTTCCGATAGTCAGCCTCATTCGGCAACTGCCACTGACTGGCACCAAACCAGTGGGAAACCATATTTTTCTTACCTGTGGCTTCGGCAATTTGTTTTGCCGTTATACCCAGTTCGGCACGAGCATCCCTGAAATACGATATCAGCGGTGCCATTATGTGCTGTTTGAGTTCCCTTTCTTTTGCCGCATAGCCGTCACTTTTGCCGCGATATGGCCCCTGGTAATGTTCAGCAAACAGAACGCGCTCTGTGGCAGGAAAATATGCGCGCAGACTTTCTTTATTACACCCATTCCAACGTCCGGACGGCTTCGCCCAGATGATATGGTTAAGCACGTTGAAACGTTCACGCATCATGATCTCAATATCAGATGCCAGGCGATGCCCACAGAACAGGTAAAGGCTTCCGGCAGGTTTTAACACCCGCCAGAACTGGGCCAGACAGTGGTCCAGCCACTTAAGGTAATCTTCGTCCCCTTTCCACTGATTGTCCCAGCCGTTGGGTTTCACCTTGAAGTACGGCGGATCGGTAACAATCAGGTCAATGGAATCATCAGGCAGGGACTGAATAAAATGCAGGCAATCAGCGTTGATTAAATCAACACTGTTTATTTTTACAGTATTTTTCATGGATCAGTAAGCGTAACTCTGGTAGGCTCACTCTGCTTTTGCGCTAAAGCAGTGGGCCGTGGTTCGCTTGTGACCAGTAAGCATGAGCGAATGGCTGGCAGGTGCTACCAACACCCACCAGCCGCCCATTTTCACAGCAGGAAACCGCCATTACTGGCAGCGTCTGAATTTATTCCCGTATCCGCCGTTATCCTTCGCCAGACCCGCCAGAACTAACTGAGTCAGTATTAACTGGCACCGGGCTTCGCTTACTCCGGTAGTTCTCGTCATCATGCGTGGCGTTACCCACTTGTCAGCAGGTAAGAAATGAAGGACTGCGGCGGCGGTTTCTGTCATATCTTGCTGTTTTAGCATGTCTTTTTCCCTTCTGGTTAACATGACATACCAATAACTCTTGTCTAAAAAGCCAGCAAGATAAAAGGTCAGTATTCACGACCACCAGCGTGTTTACTGTACTGCACCAAGTTTACAGGTACAAAAAAACCGCTCAGCGGCGGGTTTAAGTTGTGTGGCGAAGTAACCACTCTTAACAGCATATTTGATTTTTTACGATTGTAAACGGTTGATTATTCATCTCCAATAAAAATAATTGTGTAGGTATGCCCTTAACAATGGATAAGAAACATGAATAAAATGACTGTACTATTACTTAGCGCAACTATCATTTCAGGTTGTACTTCTTCCGTACCATTGATAAAAAAACTCAATCAGGAAAACCTGAGGGGGTTTATCAAAATACGACAAAAGATAAAGTCAAAGATGCCCTTGTGAATTACTGCAATAGTAGAGGGTTGATAATTTACAACGCTGATAACAGCAGTGTTATATGTGGTAAAGAACTGGAAGGCGGGTCTGCTGTTTTTGGACAAATGTTAATCGGCAATGCCTATTCAACAACCCCGGTATCAAAAGTCAGATTTACTATCGCTCAAGTTAATAACGATACAAAAGTGTGGGCCGATATGTGGATGGAAACTCAAATGGCAATGGGGCAAGTACAACAAATGGCTATAACAGACAACGCAAGCAAAAACACTATCCAACAACGTCTTGATGAATTAAAACCTTAAGTAAATTAATTAAATAAAATGGGGAGAATAAATCGACTCCCCACACATTAAACTGATTCAATTACCCCCTCAATAAGAGGTCTTCTAACGATCCATCTCTAGCTCAATTTCTAACATCATTAACATGCCATCAACTACACCTTCAGCCTTTTGCAATAAACGCCCAACCCAGCAATCAGAACGCCCATGTTTACGGGCAAGCGCCATAAACGTCATACCACCTACATAATAATCCACTAATAAATCGTGCAAATCGCTGTTGTTCTTTTTCAGGCGAGCCATGCACCCACAAATGATCATCGCATCATCGTCACAACATTGCGGGCGGGATTTTACTTTTGAAGGGATTAGTCCTTTAAATCCTGCAGCAATAGACGACCAGGTGACATCCTCGTGATTATTTGCCACCCATGCCCCCCAACGTTCAAGAACCATTTGAATATCACGCATCAACGTTCTCCACAAAATCAGGCCAGCACGCCAATTGCCAGCGCACGATCGATAAAACGAAATATCAGCTCCAGCTGGGAGCCATACTTCTCTTCAAATGCCACGGTATCCGCATGCAGCTCGTCGTGATGCTTTCTGCACAAAGGCAACACAAAGAGGTCATGCGCTTTTGTACCCATTCCCCCCTGACCGTGGCCTATCAGGTGGTGGGGATCATCAGCAGACTTTCCACAACATGCACACGGCTGTGTCTTAACCCAGCGCGTGTACTTTTCGTTAACCCAGCGGCGACGTTTGGGGCGTAACATAAAAGACTCCGGCGACTCCGGATCCACTTTCAGCGCCAGCACCTTTTTCGCTTTATCCTGGATGATGCTGGTGGCAGGAACCGAAGGCACAAGGTCACTTTCCCGGGTGACAGATGGCACAACAGGCTTCGGTAATCTCAGTGCCTTACGGGCTGCGCTTTCCGGTAAGGCATCCGCCAGATCATTACGAACCAGCCACCAGCACAGTTCCGGCATTGTCACAACGTGACTGTCATCAAAACCGAGATCCCGACGCACGACAGACAACACCCAGCGGGCACAGTTATCCGTTGCCATTGATTCCAGCCGTTCCGTGAACTGGTCACGCAGCTGGTTATCGCAGTGCCAGCACAGACGAATTGCTCCCGGAGCGTGCCGCATTGTGGTCATGTTCTCGCTGTGCCAGTCAGAATGAGGCCACTGACAGCCCTTTTCACGAAGTAACCAGCTTTCAAGACATTCCACGCCACCAGCACGACGGATCACTGCCTCATTGCGGAACACGGTCCGAACGGCAGGATCATCCGCCAGCGGTTGTGATGCCGCCGGAACGGCACCACTGGCGAAAGATGAATAACGTTCCGGCTCTGGCTCCAGCAGGACACGCCCCTGCATAAACAGGGGCATCAGCTCTGAACCTGGCCTGAACAATACGATCCCCATACGCGGGGCAATTTCAGGGGTCAGTAGTGCTCTCACGGTCACCTCAATGAACGGTATCGAGTAGCTTTAACAGCTCAGGGAATCGGGATTCGAAGAAATGCGGCTGCGTCTCGCGCGGATTTGCGGGACTGGTGATGTTCTTGCCGAACATGCAGCCTTTCGCCGTCAGCGACCAGAATTTTTTGATGTTGTTAATCGCGGTACGGCTGTATCGTTCACGTTGTTCAACGATCCCCAGCTTCGCCATCTGGTGATATGCCTGATTAGCTGTCAGGCGGATACCATACTGCTTCAGCAGTGCACTCAGTGACAGTGTCGGGCGGCTTGAGCCATCAGGCGCGTCAGCAGGAGCATCAATGGCATAGCGCGGTGCCAGATTCGGTAAGCCAACAGCCTCCTGGAGTTTCTGACAGGCACCAAGCACTGAAGAGTTAGACAGATTTAACTCCCGGCGCATAAAGTCCAGCAGGATCACGCCAGCCTGCATCTTGTCAGCAGCCTGTCCGGATAACTTTTCCGGCGCGCTGGTTACCATATCGAAAGTACGGATCACCTTCAGATGGAATGACGGGCTGATCCACATTGCATAGGCATACACCAGTTCCTTACAGACATACGTTCCCCGTTCATTTCCCCCATGAATCACACTCACCGGGTCAACACCCAAATTCTGGGTGTTGGTTAATTCATGAACAAGCTCAACAGTTTGTTGGCTGGAAAGAAACTTTCCTGGCTCCTTGGTTCTGGCATTTGCACCAGATGCTACTGCTGCGCGATGCAGATCGTTCAGGCTGTAACGCCCATAAGCATCACGACGAACTTCAATACCATCAATGACCATCAGATTATTCATACTTCGTTTCTCCTCTTAATCAGGCAGCTGCACCCGCCGTTTTCTCGTACTTACTGATAGTGATCTCGACCTTCCCTTCCGGGATAACCGGTCCCCACTCCACCAGCATTCTTTTCACCTGACTGTCGTCTTCCCACCCCCCGCGTGGGTCAGGGCGTCAAACAGCGCCTTGTTATAGTTGTCCAGATCGCGGATCCTGTTATCCGGAGGAAACAACACGATCTCCACTGAAGCAGGTGCCGACGTTGGTTTCGGCAGACGACGTAACTGCTCAACTATTGCTGCGCACGCCGCGCTCTGGAATTTTCGCCCCGCCGCGCTTATCAGGCTCTTACCAGCAAACGCCCCTTTGTTGGGGTGTCGCCAGTACGTGTTCACGCTGGGCGGAAAAGGCAGGATCAGCTTCATACTTTCAGGCTCCTCTCATGTAACCAGTGGGTTGCACGCAGCCTTGCGTTTTCCTCACCGGCAAGCAGTGAGCGGATAATCCCGACCGCCTCGCTGTCGTCGTCCTTCACCGCGGTATGAAGCTTTATCCCCCGGGCCACGCCACGCTTTATCGTGATGACGCCTTTTTTCTCCAGTGCGCGAAGATGCTCCACCGCTGCATTCACCGAACGGTATCCCAGCATGGTTGCCACCTCCTGATTGGTTGGCGGGAAGCCACGTTCTTTCTGGTAAGAAATCAGCATATCCAGCACCTGCTGCTGGCATTGAGTTAACGTCGTCATTACGCCCCCACGTAATTCCCTGACAGATACCACTCATCACTCGATACAGCGCGCTTGCTGCTTTTCCGTAAACACTGCTCACGACGCGCCAGAAAATTGTTTCGTTCTGGCTGGGAATGGCTTTCACGGAATGCCGCCATCCACACCGTTGCAGCACGACGGTATAAGCCCCTGGACTCCAGTTCTTCAGCCTGGCGGGTCAGGCACAAAATCTCCCGCGGGTCGTTAGTGCCGACATAGAAATTGCGCACAGGTCTGGTTTCACGAACTGGTTGCGGTTCCGCCTCCTGCGCTCTCTCAGTCAGGCGCGGGAAATGTCTGCGTGTATCCCCTTCACAACGGTGAGCCACACGACCACTCTGACGTAACTTGCTTGCTGACTGCAGAACGCGCTGCCGTGAGTAACCTGCAAAAGCATCCGCAATGTCTCCGGAAGTACACCCCGGATGGGCTTCAATGAATTTCTGAACGTCATTCAAAAGACTCATAATCACCCCCTGAATCCTGCCGGGATCTGGCTGTAGTCCACGTTGTCGTAACTGGCTTTGAAGTACGGGTCTTCGCGTTTTTCGGTGTACGTGCTGACGGACGGCGATAAGCGCAGGGAAAGCTCATCCCATTTTTCCCGCAGCTTCGACGGGCTGAGCACGTTACGGCACCAGAACGGATCGCGACTGACGCGGCTGTACATCTCGCAGATTTGTTTATGAGTACGACCATCCTGCACACACATCAGGCGAATTTCGTTTGCCCAGGCTGTCCAGTTCGGTTCTTTGGGACGAACCACCTCGCCGTCACATTCGGCGGCATGCTCGTACAGGGCGATGATTTTTTTCCAGAGCCACTGTGCGCAGGTCAAATCATCCTGCGTTCCCCACTGGCGCTTTTTAGGGCTGAATACAACCGCATCAGGATGGCGAGTTAAAAACTCCTGTTCAGCCGTCTGCGTGTCCGGTTGCGAAGCGTCCGGACGAGAAGAGGTTTTATTCTCTGTAGTAATCTCTGTTGTATTCTCTGTAAGATCATTGGGCCATTTTGACCCGATGACAGCGTGTCGTTTTGAACCAATGGATCGTGTCATTTTGCGCCCATCCATCAGGTCACTTTGACCCGATGGAGAAGTGCATTTTGACCTGATGGATTCGTTCACTTTGACCTCTTCTAAAAGCTCACTTTCATAGTTGATCGTGTAGAAGTTGGTCATGTCACGCTTCGATTTATTGAGTTGCTCGCGACGCAAAACCCCAAGTGATTTCAGGCTTGCAAATGTGCGTTTCAGAGTGGACTCTGACCAGAACGGAAACTGCTCCAGCCACTGTTCTGTCGTGTTATAAACCCAGCGAATTCCGCCATGCTCAGTGCCTGAATTCGTTTCATTCAGCCAGTAATGAAGCTGCTGCAACACAATTGCCTCATTCAGACCAATACGGCATGCAAGATCACGATTTATCACAATGGGCTGGGATGTCATTAACAGGCTCATGACCGACCTCTATTTCCCTGAATTTACGACGAAACTGTTCGAGCGGACTGAAGCATTCATGTTCATAGCCTTCACGGAGGTAGATAACCCGTTGTGTTTCCGGCTCCCAACGAATGACTCTGACGGGCACTCCGTAGTGATCTTTGAACCAGCGGTTAACTTGTCGCAAAGGACTGTCTCCTTCTGCCGGTTGAAATCACCCACAGCCCACTCTGCAAAGCTGTGGGTTACAATTTCCCTGTCACCTGGTACATTCACTGCATAGCAATACTCCACCTTCGCTTTTCCACCCGGTACAGGAAGCGCAATCAGTTGCGAGCGACGGTAGTGTGTTGTTAAACTGTTCATGCGTTAGTTTCTCCACAACCAGAAGCAATCGACGCCACGACGCCCGGAGCTGCACACTCGCGGGCGTTACTCTTTTCCGGCGCACAAAAAACACGAAATAACAGTGTTAAATGCTCCTGCCACTTCGCCATTACTTGGTAGCTGTTCTCTTCGATTTGCTCACGCTCAGCTTGGTCAATAACTCCATCAGCAGTTGCCTTGCGTAAGTACTGGGAATGCTTGCCAATCCATTCTATTGACTCCATCAGCCGCTGATTAATGTCACCATTGTCAATGTCATCAATGACCACCAGCGGCACAAACACCCCATTACTACGACGGGCTATTGCATCCGTTACATGCCTGGTACCACTGGCATCCTGTAAAACCATGGCCCACTCAAGTGGAAAAATTTGATCCCCACCGCTACGCAGTCTGTTATGCAATTGATCTTTTGCTGGGGTGATATCATCAGATTTATACAAACCAAGAATTTCTGCTGCTTCCTCATAGCCATGAGGTAAATCAGCAATCGTTCTTCGTATTGCTGCCACCAGCCATGCTGGTTGCTTATCAACTTTCCATTCAGGTTCTTTACCCACGTTTAAGCCCTCATATCTGTGGTTTCTGTAAATCGATTTATCCATTAGATTTTTCATAAAGCTCAGGTTTAAATGGCAACCGTCCGCAAGTTCTATATGCAGCCTCTGCTGCACGTCCTTTTGGAATTAACTGGCCAGGACGGTTTCGCCACTGATAAACGGCTTCAGTTGTTATGCCGAAAAAAGCAGCAACTTTCTCAATGCTGCCGAAGTAGCTTTCGATATCGTCAGTCGTCATATGCCCTCCAAACTAAGTTTTATTAGATGTTAATTATCAATCTATCTTAGGTCAATAAAAACTAAGATTACTTAGTAATTAAAGAAATGGTGCTCCTATGGAAACGGTTGGTCAGCGTATAAAAGCTCTGAGAAGAGTTACCAGAACGTCCCAGAAAGAATTGGGTAAATTTTGTGGAGTAAGTGACGTTGCTGTGGGGTACTGGGAGAAAGACATCAATGTCCCTGGTGGGGAAGCACTTTCAAAATTAGCGAAGTTCTTCAATACGTCAATAGATTACATTCTTTATGGTGCGGAGTTTGAAGGCAAACTCGTCACAAACATGCGCAGAGTTCCTGTAATCTCGTGGGTTCAGGCTGGGCAGTTTACTGAGTGCAGGACAGCAGAAGTGTTTAGTGAAGTAGACAAGTGGGTAGATACATCATTAAAGATTGGTGATAACTCATTTGCATTGGAGGTTAAAGGCGACTCCATGACTAACCCTAACGGCCTCCCAACAATACCAGAAGGCGCAACAGTGATTGTAGATCCTGATGCAGAACCCCGGCATGGAAAAATAGTCATCGCTAGACTTGATGGAACAAACGAAGCCACAGTAAAAAAATTAGTTATCGATGGCCCTCAAAAGTTTTTAGTGCCATTAAATCCCCGGTACCCCAACATCCCGATCAATGGTAATTGCCTCATCATTGGTGTAGTCAAAGGAGTTCAATACGAACTCTAGCCCCCCTTTTCTCTAACCAAAACACCGAACTAAGAAAAGTTTGGTGTTTTCTCTTGCCATCAAAACTAAGTTAAGTTAGATTTTATATCAAAGATAACGAACAGGCAGGACGCCCACGAAGTAGCCGCCTGGGGCATATGAAGTCCAGGATGATTCGTTAGCAACAAAAAAAGCGCCCTATAGGACGCTTCGCTCTTTAACAATCCTGGTATCCCCGTAACAAAAGAGGGTTCTATGGTCATATTCTGTGCTTACGTTCATCCTAATGGATTTTTTATCAGCACCAACCAACAAGACGAATTCTGGATTCTACTTAGTAAGCAGATCGGATGGGGACGATTCTGTCTAATCCGACCAGAATCAGAATTTACAGAGAATGGAGGGCTTTTTGAATTACGTGAAATACGTCCGGCAGATGGTCAAGCCCCTGACCAAGTAATCGAATCGTCAGCTGTTTTATGGCGTCGGCAGGAAGCGTTCGAAGCTGAGAAAGTAATTTCTTCTTATCTTCAGTCGTGGCAGAAGTAGAACTATTGATGATACGTTCAAGTTCACAGAGAGTCTCATCATGCAATCTTATTGTCATAATCCCAAGAATAGCTTTAAGACCTCCATCATCACGAATGAAATCAATTCCATCTTTAGTAATTCTTAATTCAGGAATATTTATATTTATGCCATCCAAGTAATAATCAAGAGCATTCTTAATCAAGCCATGTTCTTCGAGATAAATTAAGTTCGAAATTAGGACATTATCATCTCCAAATGCGTCACGAACAGACTGCAACGCATCATCAGAAATTTCATAAGGATGAGCATCATACAGTATTTGTAACAACTGCCTTTGTGCACTTCTATCAAATTTGTCCATCTTAAATAATCACCATGTTATTGGGGGTATCAAGATTAACCGAATCCTTGTTGTTGGGGAATAACCAGGTCCACCTCGCCTGATGTGGCTAAAAGCAGGCACATAACAGCTAAGTATTTTCAACCAGAGAGAATCCTTAGCGTTGTGGTGAATGCGGCTCAGCGCACGCGGGTTAAGGTTGAGGCTGACAGTCGACCTTCTGTGGATACCCACCCGCCTGGTGTGCAACCTTCGCCAGGCACCGGGAGGCACCCGGCACCACAACAGCCACTGCTTTGGCGGTACCAGTTTGTACACTTGCTTCCGGCTGGTACCGCTCTTTTTACAAAACAGAGAAGAGCATCACCGGACGACGGGCTCATAACCCAATCCATCCGGGCGGCTGCCACCGCAGGTGTTCTTCTCTGTTTTGTGGAGAAACCAACCGACCTTGCAGGGTCGATATGATGAGGAGCAGCAAAATGGCTAGCGAACGCAGTACTGATGTGCAGGCATTTATCGGGGAGCTGGACGGCGGCGTATTTGAAACCAAAATCGGCGCAGTTCTCAGTGAAGTCGCTTCCGGTGTGATGAACACGAAAACCAAAGGTAAGGTCTCGCTCAACCTGGAAATCGAACCGTTTGATGAGAACCGTGTGAAAATCAAACACAAACTCTCATATGTTCGCCCGACTAACCGCGGGAAAATTTCCGAAGAAGACACCACCGAAACGCCGATGTATGTCAATCGCGGTGGTCGCCTGACTATTCTGCAGGAAGACCAGGGACAATTACTGACTCTTGCCGGTGAACCTGACGGAAAACTCCGCGCAGCAGGTCGTTAATATCGTTTTTAATAAACTAATTATTCATCTTATCACTGAATATCTTTAATATAGTGAGGACTTATTATGTCTCAGAACTTAGACGCAACCGCAATTAATCAAATCCATGCCCTTATTTCTGCTCAGGGTGTTAATGAAATTATCAGTAAGATTGGTGCCGATGCTGTGGCATTGCCTGAGAATTTCCGCATTCATGATCTGGAAAAATTTAATTTAAATCGCTTCCGTTTCCGTGGTGCACTTTCCACTGCCAGCATCGATGACTTTACCCGTTATTCTAAAGATCTTGCAGATGAAGGCACCCGCTGCTTTATCGATGCCGATAATATGCGAGCCGTCAGTGTGCTTAACCTGGGTACTATTGGTGAACCAGGTCACGCAGATAACACCGCCACACTCAAACTGAAAAAGACAGCACCGTTCTCTGCTCTGTTGTCTGTTAATGGCGAGCGTAACTCCCAGAAGTCACTGGCAGAATGGATTGAAGACTGGGCCGACTACCTTGTGGGCTTTGATGCTAATGGTGACGCTATTCAGGCAACAAAAGCGGCTGCGGCGGTCCGTAAAATCACGATTGAAGCAAACCAGACCGCTGATTTTGAAGATAATGACTTCAGCGGCAAACGCTCCCTGATGGAGTCTGTCGAAGCGAAGACCAAAGACATTATGCCAGTAGCATTTGAGTTTAAATGCGTTCCGTTTGAAGGTCTGAAAGAACGTCCATTTAAATTACGCCTCAGCATTATCACTGGCGATCGTCCTGTACTGGTTCTGCGCATTATTCAGCTGGAAGCAGTGCAGGAAGAAATGGCTAACGAATTTCGTGATCTGCTTGTTGAGAAATTCAAAGACAGCAAAGTAGAAACCTTTATTGGTACTTTCACCGCCTGATTTCATTACTGCAAATGCCCCTGCGGGGGCATTTATGGAAACGTAATTAACTCAATAATCGCCGGATGGTGAGGGCTTCCTTTTACCAGAATTCAGCGCGGTGCAGCGCATATAACGTGGAGAACAAAATGTCATTTATTAAAACTTTTTCCGGGAAGCATTTTTATTATGACAGGATAAATAAAGACGACATCGTTATTAACGATATCGCGGTTTCTCTTTCAAATATCTGTCGCTTTGCAGGACATCTTTCACATTTCTACAGCGTCGCCCAACATGCGGTGCTTTGCAGCCAGCTGGTACCGCAGGAATTTGCTTTTGAAGCATTAATGCATGATGCAACAGAAGCGTATTGCCAGGACATCCCCGCGCCACTGAAACGCCTTCTTCCTGACTATAAACGGATGGAAGAAAAAATAGACGCCGTAATCCGTGAGAAATACGGGTTACCCCCGGTTATGAGCACGCCCGTGAAATATGCCGATCTCATCATGCTGGCAACCGAACGCCGCGATCTCGGGCTTGATGATGGCTCTTTCTGGCCTGTACTGGAAGGTATCCCGGCAACAGAGATGTTCAAAGTTATTCCACTGTCGCCAGGCCATGCCTATGGGATGTTTATGGAACGTTTTAACGAGTTATCGGAGTTACGCAAATGCGCATGAATGTTTTCGAAATGGAAGGGTTTCTTCGCGGGAAATGTGTACCACGAGATCTGAAAGTGAATGAAACAAATGCTGAGTACCTGGTGCGTAAATTTGATGCGCTTGAAGCTAAATGTGCAGCACTGGAAAACAAAGTAATACCAGTGTCAGCTGAACTGCCGCCAGCGAATGAAAGTATTCTGTTATTTGATGCTAATGGAGAAGGCTGGCTGATTGGCTGGCGTTCTCTCTGGTATACATGGGGGCAAAAAGAAACCGGAGAATGGCAGTGGACATTTCAGGTCGGGGACCTTGAAAACGTCAATATCACTCACTGGGCAGTAATGCCAAAAGCACCGGAGGCTGGAGCATAATGACCACATTTACCGATAAAGAACTGATTAAAGAAATCAAAGAACGAATCAGCAGCATGGACGTGCGAGACAATGTTGAGCGCCGTGCTTATGAAATTGCTCTGGCATCGCTGGAAGAGGATCCGGTGGCATGGCTGCATTCAGACAATGGCTTAGGTATTCCGGCAATAACTAGGAGTAAAAACATTGCTGACAGTTGGTTATCAAAGGGCTGGTATGTTCAGCCGCTATATATAGCCAAGCCAGTGCCGGTGGTGCCAGATGCTCGTCCATCTTTAAATAATGGCATAGTCGGTTTTGATGAAGGCTGGAACGCCTGCCGAGCTGCCATGCTCTATGGTGCCGTACCTGCAAGCCAGGCTTACAAGTTGCCACAAACGCAGTTTAAACAGGTTGCTGACCTCTACGAAATGCAATTTGATGACGGTCGCACTTGTACCTTTCACACTGATGCGCAAAAGGCTGTGCAATGGCTTCAGGCGTGCGACGGAAACAGGGTTCAGGAATACGTTAAGCTGGAACGATTGCAGAACGCACTGTCTGGCAACTCTCCGGTAACTCCGGATGGTTGGGTTATGGTGCCGAAGAGACTAACAGCCGAGAACGGTGGATTTGCCCCTATATTTCCAGACACCTGTTATCACTTAACCCATTACTGGCTTGCTGCCGTAGATATTCCCGTGGCGAGCGATAACCCAGTGCACTATGCGGATGCCATTCGTTATAATGCTCGAATGCCTCTGCAAGGTTCTTTGCTGCCGTTAACCCGTCTGGTTTGGGCATGACACTGATGTAGTCACGCTTTATCGTTTTCACGAAGCTCTCTGCTATGCCGTTACTCTCCGGACTCCGCACCGCCGTGTTCTTCGGTTCAAGCCCCAACATCCGGGCAAACTGCCGTGTTTCATTAGCCCGGTAGCATGAACCATTATCCGTCAGCCACTCTACTGGAGACGCCGGAAGCTCGTTGCCGAAACGGCGTTCCACCGCTCCCAGCATGACGTCCTGTACTGTTTCACTGTTGAAGCCGCCCGTAGTGACCGCCCAGTGCAGTGCCTCACGGTCACAGCAGTCCAGCGCGAACGTGACTCGCAGTTTTTCTCCGTTATCACAGCGGAACTCGAACCCGTCAGAGCACCATCGCTGATTACTTTCTTTCACAGCCACTCTGCCGGTATGTGCCCGTTTCGATGGCGGTACAGCGGGTTTTCGCTCAAGCAACAGCGCATTCTGGCGCATGATCCGGTAAATACGTTTGGCATTGATCGCAGGCATACCATCAAGTTCGGCCTGTCTGCGAAGCAGCGCCCATACCCGACGATAACCATATGTGGGCAGCTCTCCGATAACATGGTGTATACGGAGAAGCACATCCGTATCATCTGAGTGACGGCTGCGGCGACCATCTTTCCAGTCATCGGTTCGTCTGAGAATGACGTGCAACTGCGCACGCGACACCCGGAGACAACGGCTGACTAAGCTTACTCCCCATCCCCGGGCAATAAGGGCGCGTGCGCTATCCACTTTTTTGCACGCCCGTATTCAACGGCTTCTTTAAGGAGTTCATTTTCCATCGTTTTTTTGCCGAGCAGGCGCTGGAGTTCTTTAATCTGCTTCATGGCGGCAGCAAGTTCAGAGGCAGGAACGACCTGTTCTCCTGCGGCCACAGCAGTAAGACTTCCCTCCTGGTATTGCTTGCGCCAGAGAAATAACTGGCTGGCTGCCACACCGTGTTGCCGGGCAACAAGGGAGACTGTCATTCCCGGTTCAAAACTCTGCTGAACAATAGCGATCTTTTCCTGTGTAGTACGCCGTCTGCGTTTCTCCGGTCCTAAGACATCAATCATCTGCTCTCCAATGACTAGTCTAAAAACTAGTATTAAGACTATCACTTAAATAAGTGATATTGGTTGTCTGGAGATTCAGGGGGCCAGTCTAAACGGCGCTAAGGGGGCGCTATCCGGTGAATTTTCAGAAACTACGTTTATAAGCTGCCTGGAATGCTTTGGCGATGATGATTGCGATACCTGTGACGGGAGCGGACGTATTGAAATTAAAGTGCCAGTCACGTGGTCGACCATAAAATCTATCTGGGATAAAGGTATCGAGTATTTTGCAGCAAAACCATCACAAGAGGTGAAGTGATGAACAACTTAATGATCGACCTTGAGACGATGGGGAAAAATAAGGATGCACCGATCGTTTCCATTGGCGCGGTGTTCTTCACTCCAGAAACCGGAGACATCGGACAAGAATTCTATACGGTTGTTAGCCTGGACAGTGCTATGAAGCTAGGAGCTACACCTGACGGCGATACCATCCTGTGGTGGTTGAAACAAAGCCCTGAAGCACGAGCTGCAATCTGTATTGATGATACTTTGTCGATCAGCGATGCTCTCTCAGAACTAAATCATTTCATTAACCGGCACGCAGACAATACGAAATATTTAAAAGTCTGGGGTAACGGAGCCACCTTCGACAACGTAATTTTACGTGGAGCTTATGAGCGAGCAGGACAAATCTGCCCGTGGGCATACTGGAATGACCACGATGTACGCACGATCGTTACGCTTGGGCGTTCCATCGGATTCGACCCCAAAATGGACATGCCTTTCGATGGCGAACGGCACAACGCCCTGGCTGATGCCCGTCATCAGGCAAAATATGTTTCCGCTATCTGGCAGAAATTAATTCCTGCCACCAGCACAGAATTATGATTTTCCCGGGTGCAGCCGGTTTTGATGGAGAAAATTATGAACACCTTGTTTTTACTGATGGCTGAATTCAATACCCCTAACATTGAACTCTCAGCAGTTAGCCAAAAGTACTTTGGCATGAGTCCAGCCACGGCAGAAGCAAAAGCAAACGCTTGTAAGTTGCCCGTTCCAACATATCGCATCGGCACATCACAAAAAGCAAAACGTTGCATCAATATTCAGGATCTTGCGGAATACATAGACAAAAGACGAGAAGAAGGACGTATCGAGTGGGAACAGGTCAGAACAGGCAAACAGAAGGGCAAAGAACATCACTAAAGAAAAAACCCGCCTAAAGGCGGGTTTTCAAAAAGCACCAGCTATGATCATGCTGCTTTGCGACGACGAAGCTTACCCTGCTGCTCTTTACCAGAGACAGTAGCGTGAGTGAACGCATTAGGAGCAGCCTTCATCAGAACTTCAACAGCAGCACCCATACCTGCGAATGCTTTCATTGTGTCGAACTTAACCTGTGGCTTGGTTGCTTTTTGATCTTCCATAGAAAACTCCAGAAGCTATACCGAAAAAATTCCTGTTGTTTACTCATCATCAATAGATGATACGCAATATTTATTTTTAAATTTAAGGTTCTTTGGCGTAACTTCATCAGATATATCAAAACCGTCCAGAATTCTATTGAATGTAGCTTCTGGCATATCATCATGAACGGAAATCTCACCCGATCGCTGCTTTCTAACCATGTTATCCACTCGCCAAATTATAGCTTCAGCGTAAACAACATAACTTGGATGCTTGATAAAGCGATGATCACCAGAATTCAAGACGCAAGACGGATCGTGGGGGACACCATCCTTGATACTAGAAATATTAACAACTAAAACACAATAACAATCGTTAACGGGGTAATAAACAGGATCATTACAAATCACATGAAGATGATTGCATGGCCCAGTTGGGGCAAGCACAGTTCCTTTCCTGTATGGCTGATAATCCGTCATGATAATTGCAAAGAAAATTCCTTAAGTTTCTGAGATTCTTCCATTTTGCCAATTATACGATTAGCCTCATCCTCGCTTTTACCCTCACTGATCAGCATTTCTTTCAGGTCTATAGGCTTACGAGAATTGCCAGGATTGTGCCACTCTGGACAAACGCTTTCTAAATGCGTCATGTTTGCGAGATCAAATCGGTTCATATGCCCATACAGAGAATAGATTTCATCTAAAATCCGGATATCTGCACGGCTCAACTCATCAAAGACCTCGTCTGCATCCATTTCCCTCGGATCTGAACGCAACAACACATCATGCCCGTTCGTCTCTATCAAGTTGTACCAGTAGTCACCAATGCCTTCAGCCTTACCACGAATCAAGTTCAGCGTATTCGACATGACTGGACCAAATTTCATAGAGTAAAGGCTATCTTCGCCGATCATCCTGCCATGCTTCAAAATCGACTTGCGGTTAGACAGATAGAGCAGCTTCATCAATTTCAGATATGCCATGCGCCCACCTCGCTTAAGAAGTAGGTATGCAGCCATTTGAGCTACTTTTTCTTCGCAAAACATATAAGAAACCTCAAAGATAGTGAACTTTGTAATTATTCTCGATACTTCATGGGTTGCTTCATCACCAACATGAGCTTCTTATGGTGTGCCCACTTAGGCCTAAGCAACTAGTTACCTTGTTTGTCAAGTTTATAGCTGGCTTTAATCATGGTCAATTGAAGTGATGAGCAAATGATGCTTTCTAAGAATAACAGGTTCCCAATAGGCTCCCACAAAGTGTATAACTAGTTGTTTTTCAAAAACGGTACATCCTATCGAGCATTGGTGCAACGCTAAACCGACCACTCCAGTGAACGTCAGTTTTTTCAGGCATTGCGCTGGTTTGGTTGATTTTTTGCATTTCAGAATTACCGTGCATTTTCAAATGTAGAGATTATTTTATCGATATATCATTGGGTTATGTTATTCAGCATCACTGTTCAGGAGGCTCAATAGCGGGGTACTATACCATAACAACAGGAAGCGCCTGTCTCATTGCAAAAGAAAATTGAGATCAAATCAAGGCATGAAGCTCTCACGAAGTGATGGAAATAATCTTATTAGCCGTTAGCCTTGTTAAGGACAATGATAAACAATCCAGGTTCGACGATAAATAAAAAATCACACATTAAACTCCGGTGATATCTCTTCCTGCTAATGGCACTGATAGAAGAAAAAAGAACCCAATAAGTATTAGGTTCTTTTATGTAATGCCTTCCATACCATCGAAGAACTTCACATATTATTTCGCCGATTTAACCCCGAATAAATCATAAATTAAATTAGAAGTATCTGTAAGTATTTTAATCTTTTCCTTTGAGTTTGGGTCAAACGACTTAGCAAAGTCAATTAATTTCGGTGCAGCATCTCGCATTTTGCTTAAAATATCAGGTTCGAGCTTTCCTTCATTCACCAGAAGTGACATTTTATCCAGATAGTCATCAAATTTCATCCCCCCCCGGTCCGCCAGATGCTTCATCTCTCCCAGGTACTTCTTCATATCACGTTGAGATAATTCTTCAAACTGAGCTGTCAGATAGTTCTCATTATATTCATTAATATTCACTTTTTCTGCTCCGGCTAAATCTGTGTAGGCACTAGAATATGAAAGTGAAATTAACAGCGAAGCAAATAATTTTAAGCTGTTGTCATCATGTTCCTGGCAGGCATTAACAAACGTTAAAAAACCAGAACCTATTGCTTGAAAATGTATATTCGCTAAAGGTTCATTATCCTTAGATTCCTCATAAAATAGCTGAACCGTGGAGGGAAGGCCATTCTTAGTTTCTACATCAAAAGTACATCGTTCAATGGGAGTCGCATCTTTATTATCCCCAGGATTACATATACTATTAATCGCGAAATGAAAAATAGCCCGGTCAACAACTGATGCAATAAAGTCACGATCGTTTAAATCCTCATCAGTGCAATCGTCAATATACTTATTGACCCACACTTTGAGATTAGTTATTTGCTCAATTAAAAACAC